AAATTGCTAGCTTCACTTTGACAATGATGCAGTATAACATCTTGTGTACAGTGAAGAGATTTGAAGCGTATGAAACCATCGGTGGTCTCTTTACAGAGGTTACCAATGACACTCTCGAATTGTCCGTAACGGACAAGATATGGTGCATCATTTTGTATTTCGTCTTGAATATAGCAGAGCATTACTCCATAGATGCTACAGAGTTGCTTGCTGATCTCATCGAAGGAAATTCTGTTGCCCATATGCTCCGGGATATGTATATTTATAAACAAGCAAGTTGATATTTATTCACTTGCGAAACTTTAGTTATTAAGAAAAAAGAGCGGGATACGGGAATCGAACCCGCCTCCCAGGCTTGGGAAGCCATTTTGCCCTTTTGCTAAAGCGTTGTTGCTCTGTTAATTATATTGTTTGAATATTGGTTACTCACAGAATACTCACAAAGTTACTGATTATTCTTCCTCTGTGTCAGTCTCTATCTCACCCTTTTCTCTTAGGTATGACATTGCGGCACTCACGATGTAGTACAAGCCGAACGTATAGACTGATGTGACCGCTAGCCCAACGGAGAACGCCAACATACTCAGGAAGAATGCGCCTCCGCCGTAGCTCATTGACATTCCACCTATGGCACCTACGACCAGCAGTACCGCTGCGATGCCCAACTCAACAATTCCAAATAGCTTGATAAGCTCATTTACCTTCATAATAATAATGTATTAATAGTTAATAATCAAATTGCCTTTAACGAACCAAGAACCTTGAATACCTTGGTGATAGCCGACTTCGGTATCTCCTGATCCTCGAACTCCTCGTTGTAGGCGTGGAGTGTGAAGTGCGCCTCGTCAGAACCCTTGCGAACCACCTTTACTGTCCTGAGGTCGTTCGTTGTCATTATCGCATAAACCTCGTTCGTCGGTAAAAAGCTCTGCCAGTCCATCACCTCCTTCAAGGCTATTATGTCTCCATTACTGATGACAGGCTTCATACTGTCGCCAGACGCCCTGCACCAGAAGTCTGCCTTCTCGTAGCCTGGGATGGATATGAACTTCGTTGGTACGTTCGGTGTGTCGTTATACATCTCGTCGTAGCCCAGGGCGAACTCTACGTCATAGAATGGAACCACCGATAATTCACTTTCCTTTTCTGTTTTGGCACCTTCGTTCGCTTGCTCGATAGACCTATCATACATATCTCCGTCTCCGTACTCCAGCCAGCTTCTGCTAACACCTATCGACTTGTTAATCTTGGTGAAGTCTTTTTCTGTGAAAGGAATTTCTCCCCTCATCTTTCTGTTAAAGTTGGAGGGATTAATGCCAACTATGATAGAAAACGCGTTCTTTGTCTCGCCTCTATCTTTCAGTACAGCTTGCAATCTTTTGATAGTTCCGTCCATAATTCCAAAGTTTAGTTTAATATATGCAACTAAAACTGCCAATTATGTAAAATAACATTAAATGACTGACATTTTCCAAAATATTATTTGTTATTGTCAGACATTTGTATTACCTTTGCACTCGTTGACAGTTAAGTAACAAAACAAGACTCGATACAAACGGAGGCGAAGCGACCGAGAGGACCGTATCTTAACATTAGCACTGCAAAAATACGACTTTTTTCGCTAACCTCCAAACTTTTGTTGAATTATTTAAGTAACTAATATGAAAAATGTCGGAAGAATATCAAAAAAGGACATTCTTGACATCAAGCCAGGAGAATCCGAGGAGTTCTTGTTCGACTCGGCAAAGGCAACAAGGTCTGCCGTGACCTACGTCTATCAGCTGGCACAGTATGAAGATGACTTGCCGGAAGGCGTCTTGAAGTACAGGACATCCGCCGATTACAAGAACCATAAGGCGACAATAACCGCAATACCCATTGAATGATATGGTACAACAGAGGAAAATTGGTATTCAAGTCGTGGCAAAGACTGTCACGATGAAGGAAGTTGGCCAGGAGTTCCTTACCAACAAGACAATCCTGGCGTATCTCGGAGGAGTCAGCAAGGACTTCATCAAGGACTTGCGTGAGTCTGGGCAGCTTCACTACTATAAGGTGAACAACACCATTTTCTACAAGGTGTCGGATGTGAGGAGACTCATCGAGAGAAACAAGATAGTATAATTTTGCTCAATATATGTATAAAGTTGTTTAAGTTGAAAAATGAAACATCTCTTACGCCTGTGAAGGTGTTCCAAACATGAATGAAACATTAATAATGAGTTTAGGCTAGGCGTAGCCATCGGACGAGGGAGACAAGCTCCCTCGCCGAACGGACCGGTAGCTCAGTGGATAGAGCGTTGGTTTCCTAAACCATGCGTCATGGGTTCGATTCCCATCCGGTCCACGAAATTTAATGAGCGCAACCTTATCGCAAGACGATAAGTGACGGTATTGATTTAAATGAAACTGATTTGCCCAACTCCTAAACTTGCTCACTTAATGTGAGTATTGATTGTCTGGAGAGCATGCTGATTTCGCCGTGAACTTGCCTGTTACGTCGCCAACACGCATGAGGATACCGCTCGATGTAGTTCTTGGCTGCCGATTCGCCGATGGCAGGGTAATACAATGGCGAGCAAAGGAGGATGTGGATCTTTGAATTATTGAAGAATACAGATAGTATGCGTGTAATAAAGTAGTGGAGAGCAGCATCGAGCCGCCGTGACCCACGAAAAGGACGCACGACATACGAAAGACCTGCTATTCATCATCGCTATACGGAATCGCCGATGAACCGTCACGGAACGAGGAATTGCCGTGAAAGGCAAAGGAAGAACGACTTCGTCATAAGGATGATGTCAGGCTGAGGCTATTGCCTCAAAGTGAAGCAAAACGACTTTGACGCTTCTTTTTACTATATATTCGTGGCCAGTAGTGTAACAGTGGCACGCCGAGAAAAATATGATACCAATCTTATCCTCGGAGGTGGTCTCTTCGCTGAGCCCTGGCTACCAAGTGCGATATTACGTTTATAATAGTTGAAACTCAAATTGGATAGTTTGTTTGTTTTTATCAAAAACCGGTGCCGTCCGAGAGGATAGCACTGCTATTCTCCCTTAACTCAGATGGCTAGAGTGTATGCCTGAAAAGCAGAGAGTCGGTGGTTCGAGTCCATCAGGGAGAGAGAGCACTAATGTTTCCATATGAATCAGTAGTTTTTGTTGAACGAGAAAAGAGGATGGGCTTCCAGGGGGTGAGGTCGTGATAATCTCGCGATGGTGGTTCGATCCCACCCCATCCTCCGATTGTATTTTTATTTATATGTTTTCTGTGAAAAGGAAATCTGTAGTTCGAAAGCGTGGCACGGACTGCGAGGCTAGTGCCACGCTACCTTCGGATGAATATTGTTACCTTATTATATTAGGTGTTTTTCGTTTTATTAAGTCTTATAAAATTGTGTATAACGAACATCGGCGTGGCTTGTCAGTGATGATGGTCCACGTTTTACATTGCGGATTGGTGCAACGGTGGCATACGAGTCTCATAATCTCGTGGCAGGCGGTTCGACTCCGCCATCCGCAACTAGCCCATAACTACTGTGAATTTGATTATTGGTTTGAGACGAGGGGGATGGAGAGTTTTTCTTCTCCTCCCCCGTATTATTTAGATTAATCTGGTGTCATGCTCCTACCACGGATGTGCCATCATTACATACGAACGTGTAACCCTCCTCCACCGCCCTAGCGTTCGGGGCATGAAAGGTGGAGGATTCCTTATTCAAAGTAGATGAAAATCGTAAAGACTATAAAGATAAGCAAGACAAACATCGAGGAAATCCTTTTCCTCGAATGTGTTGACCGGCTCGGTTGGTCGGAAGATGGCACTCTCGAAGTCCACCTGAATCCTGGGTTAACGAAAGGGCGGCTGACAGTCCGGACAGGGGAATATCTCTGCCAGTTCGCAAGCGGTCTTTGGCAAAGGTTCGGCTCAGAGGCTTTCGGCAAAACCGTCTGCAAGCCGAGAAAGGAGGAGGAATGGTAAGGGTCATACAGAGCAAGGTTGAGTGCGATGGAATGGTATTCGACTCCAAGGAGGAGTTCGGGTTTTATGTTCACCTGTTAGGAGACCCGGAGGTCAGTTGCATAAGAAGGCAGACTCAGTTCCAGCTCATCCCGAAGCAAGAGCAGATGGTTGTGAAGCACCTGAAGACGAAAGACAAGCTAGTGAGTAGGCTCCTGGAGAGACCGGTGCAGTATCACGCAGACTTCGTGTACAGGAAGAACGGCACCATCATAATCTGTGACGTGAAGAGCAAATACACGGCATCTTTCCGTGAGTTCTCAATCATCAGAAAGCTTATGGTGCAGAAGATAGCGAGGCACAACAAGAAACGGCATGGTGGTGGGCCTATGGTGGTGTTCTTGGAGGCTATCGTCAAGACGCTGCCGAAGAAGTCTGGCGGCGGTATCGACGTTAAGTATAACTATAAACCGATTCCAACATGGGAACAATGACATTTTCTTTCTTCGCCACTGTCATGGTATTTGCGGTTGGCGGAATTTTCAGCTTATTAACCGACAAATTCATAGACGATGAGTTTAAAGAACTGTAAGCACAGCAACAAGGACGTTCCGAAGGAGAGACAGATGCTCTATATCTTGCGGAACTTCACGAGAATACAGAATGAGCTTGCGCAGGCGAAGGTAAGGATTCGTGAGCTTTCAGACGACGAGTTGGCTTGGCAGAACTGTCAGCTTCGAAACAGGCTGGAGAAAGGCCAAGGGAAGTACGACCGTCTGAAAAGGGCGTACAACCAGCTTTTGGTAGCAAACAAAAAAAGAAAGGCAATTATGGAGCAAGTCTGGGAATTGATTCCAGAGGACATCAAGCAGAAGTTTGAAAACGCCGATACATCGAAGTTCGAGAACCTGCTTGACGAAATCGACAACGAGGAGGTGGTATGAGCAGGAAAGAAATCGCAATAGAGCTTTACCGCAAGGTACGAAAGAAACAGCTTGATGACATGTTGGCACGTATGCCGGACGACAAGCGAGGCGTGGAGATAACGAATAACGGAATCACGTATCTCGCTTTTATTCGTAGGCTCACGCCAACTGAGTGCGACAGGTTACAGACCGTCCCCGATTGGTATGACTGGGGGGGTATCTCAGATACGCAGCACCTAAAGATGATCGGAAATGGATGGACGGTGGATGTCATCAAGCATTGCTGGTCATTCCTTCCAGACTTCGGGCGTCCAATCAGGGTGTGGTCCTTGTTCGATGGTATGGCTTGTGGTAGAATCGTTCTGAGTGAGCTTAACATTCCTATTGAGTGTTATGTGAGTTCCGAGATTGACAAGCACGCCATCAAGGCAGAGAAACAAAACTTTCCCGACATCATTCAAGTAGGTTCGGTGACGGACATAGACGTAGCCGAATTGGTTGGGAAATATGGAGTTCCTGACTTTCTGTTCGGAGGCTCACCTTGCCAATCGTTCAGCATGAGTGGTAAGATGAAAGGCATGAGCACAGCGCAAGGTGAGGAGGTCTATACGCTCGACAGATACCTGGAACTGAAATCACAAGGCTTTAAGTTCGTGGGTCAGTCGTATCTCTTTTGGGAATATATGAGAATCCTCACAGAGCTTCGCAAATACAACCCAAACATTCTGTTCTTCTTGGAAAACGTTGAGATGTTGGAGAAGTGGGAGCGTTGCTTGTCTCACGCTATCGGTGTCCGTGGTGTTCATATTAACTCAGCCTTGGTATCGGCGCAGAATAGAAAGAGAATCTATTGGAGCAACATCAGGGTCAAGGATACTGGTGATAGGGGCTTATTCGACTTCTCGGATGATCCATTCGAGTGGCCTACCATCAAGACGGACATTCATCAGCCAGTGGATAAGGAAATCGTCATCAGTGACATCTTGCAAGACGATGCTGACAGCAGATACTACCTGAGAGATGACACGACGATGCAACTGCTTGAGGTATCTGACGAGAAGAAGTTCAAGGAGTATTTCCTGGAGCCACAGATGAGCATCGAGGAAGTCCTTGCATATATGGACACCGATCCTGATTATGTCCGTATGCCAATCGAGGAAAGGCTTGAGCTGGCAAAGTATGGGTATGAATTAGAAATCAATAGACTCAACAACAACTATTACGGAAAGGAAGGAGATTTGTATGGCGAGTAGAAAGACAATACATGAGGGCTACGCCAACATAGCCATTCCTGGGAAAAAGAGCAAGGCGTTGCTTGCGACATGCTACAAGGGCTTCGCAAGCAACGTCTGTACAAACGTTATCGAGCTTTATGAGAAATAACATCGTAGCGATTAGAGGGCGGAGCATTGGCGACTGGTTCTCGAACCCACACTTTCAGAAGGTGGAGCCGCGTGGTCAGAAGACGTCGTCTCTCACGTCCGTGGCGAAGGACAATATGATAATCGAGATATATGAATCCCAAGCAACTTAACGGAAACGCTGAGTTCGGTTCGTGTCCCAGGCAGCAGCATCGCTTCTATTCTGTTTTTTTTGGAGCTGCTTGCAGACAGGCAATGCCGACAGGAGCGTGACTAAGATACTGAAACTTTATGAGAAAGATACCGATCATGCAAGGCTACAGACGCCCCCCCACTCCAATCCTTGCAAAATCAAGTTGCCTCACCACGGAAATGGCGCACAGGACGAACTCCTATGGTCTTCCGCATGTGATGATACTGCTTGAGGAGTGACGGCGGCGCATCAGCTGGAGAACATAGGAAGGCAGATACGGGGGGGTAAGGAAAAGTCCATCTGCCTTTGCGCAACCATGGCGAAGGGCGGCGGAAACAACGCCGTGACGTACGTCGTGGAATTATACGAGAAAGTGTTTAACAATTAAAATAGAATAATTATGGCAGAATTGAAAAGTCATGCAGCAAAGTACTTCGAGGTCATCCTAAAGTTCTTGGAGACTCAGGAGCACGGAGACGAGAAGATGGTGAAGAAGACAATCGTCGTGGACGCAATCAGCTTCAGCGAAGCCGAGAGCAAGGCTATCAATGAGTTCTCCTGCTACGGCGAGCTTGAGGTCGTCAACATCAATCCAGCTCAGTACAACGAGATTTTCTCATCCAGTGACTACTCGGACGACAAGTACTTCAAGGCGAAGTTGGAGTTCATTACGCTCGACGAGAGAACGGAGAAAGAGAAGCGTTCCAAGGTGATGTACCTCGTCCAGGCGAAGTCAATCGCAAGGGCGTTGCACTACGTGGATGACGTGATGGCAAAGACGATGATTGACTATGACAGCGTCGGCATCGTCGCCACGGACATCTATGATGTTTACTTTCATGAATCTGATAGTTAAATGACAGACAGGATAGAAAAAATCATAGGTTCCTTCTCTCCTTCGTTGCAAGAAAAAGTCCTCAGCCTACGTGCTGCGCATGGGCGCCTGATGAATCTCAGTCTTGCGACGGCAAGAAAGATTCAAAGAGAAGCCCTCTCCGCCAATTACCTCCACGGAGATGGACGAAGGCTTGACAAGGTACCGCACTACTATTCCGTACCAGACGGAAAGGGCGGCACGTATGAGAAGGAAACCTATTTCACTTATTTAATGGAGGTACATAAGTAATCAATATGGACATAGAACAACTTAACAAGACACCGCATGAGCAAATCTGTGACTTGGCCAAAGACAAGTTCATCGAGATTTACAATCAGAAGTTCGGCGAGGGTGGAGAGGTTTTCTTTGAGGAACAGAAAGCTCTGTTCAACAACGAGCTTCTGAACGGCTCGTTCAAAGGCTATCTTGCCAAGACACCTTCGCTTTGCATCCATGATGCCTTTATGAACCTAGCTATCAATGGTCTATCGTTGGAGAAAGGCTCTTCCACCCTCTGCTATCTCATGGGGTACAGCAACTACGACAAGAACACAGGGGGATATAACTACACCGCTAAGATTACCTACACTGGCTACGGAGAGATTCTTCTTCGCCAGAGGGCAGGTCAGATCGTAAGGTGCGATAATCCTGTTGTCGTGTACAGTTGTGATGAGTTCCGATTCGGGGAGCGTGACGGACATAAGTTCGTCGAGTATATCAAACAAAATCCTCGACAAGCGGGGAGCTATATTGTTGCATGCTATGTCAAGATCATCCTTCCCGGAGGTGGATATGACTACTTCGTGATGGACAGGGAGGGTATCGACAGGCTGAAAACGTATTCAGAGAAGTTCTGTGGCAAGAACGGACCTAACGCATTGTATGGAGGCGTATATACCGGTAATGACGGAAAGGAATACTTTAGGGACATTGACACTGGCTTCCTTGTCTCAAAGACTTGCAAGCACGCCTTTAAGAATTACCCTAAGCTGAAAGTCGGCATTGGAGCGCAGCTACAAGCTGACATCGACACGAACCAATCTGCACAAGAACAGAAGCAGGAGATTTTCGGCTCCCAGCAACAGCAGAAACAGGGCGTGAAGATAAATGCTAGCGATGACGATCCATTCTAACAATTTAAAACATCATCATTATTATGGCAGATAACACAGAACTTGCGTTGGTCGAGTCGCAGACCAACAATATCACGAGAGAGATAGCGACATTGAAATATGACACGGAACTCGCCGTGCAAGAGAACAGAAAGTCGTACGAGGCGTGCGTCAAGGCCGGGGAGAGCCTTCTCTCTGACATTGAGGTTTCGGGAATGAACGACTCGCTTGACAGCCAAGCCGCCGACTTCATCAAGAAGGCGAAGCTTACCGAGAAGGCGATGAACGAGAAGCGCAAGGGTGTCACCCAGGTGTTTGACCTAGTGAGAAAGGGCTTCACCGCAATGGAAAACCTTATCTCCGTCAAGAACGAGAACTCAGTTGTCGCAAGAATCCAGAAGAAGCGTGACGAGTACGCCGCATATAAGTTGGAGCAGCAACGAAAGGCTGAGGCCGAGCGTCAACGCCAGGAGCGAATCAAGGAAGCCAAGATCCAGCTCAAGACCAACGCTATCAACAAGCTCAACAGTTTGCTTACAGAGCATTCTGCCAACGCTATCAACAAGCTCAATGATACATTCTCGCTCCTTACACTTGACAACAAGGACGAGGTTAAGAGGCGTATCTCTGAGTTCTCCGACGTCATCGACCTTGGAGGTCTGTTCGTTAAGAATGTGCCATCCTACTCTTCCGAGATCCCTGAAAATGAGGCAAAGGAAATTATGAGCGAAGCCTTCAAGGAGGTTTCCGGTAGTCTCATTGCATCTTACAAGAACACCGTTTGCTCAACAGGAGACGAACTTTTGATGAAGTTCGACTCAAAGATTGCAGAGCTCACCGAACTAAAGAGAATTGACGAGGAGCGAAAGCGAAAGGCTCAGGAGGCTGCCGAAGCCGCAAGAAAGGCTCGGGAGGCTGCCGAAGCCGCCAAGGCTGCCAAGGCAGAGGAAGAGCGCAAGAAGCGTGAGGAGGAAGCTGCCAAGGCCGAGGAGGAGCGCAAGAAAAAGGAGTCTGAGGCTGCCAAGGCAGAGGAAGAGCGCAAGAAGCGTGAGGAGGAAGTCCGTCTCGCCGACGAAGCCGCAAAGGAGGAGCAACAGAGAAAGCTCGCCGAGGAACAGAAGAAGCGAGATGCCGAGAACGCGGCACAGCACGCAACGGCGCAAGCGCAGTCGCTCTTCAACCAGACCGAGACTTCCTCTGGCGCAAAGACAAAGGTCAAGGTAACGAAGAGGCTCGTCGTTGCCGACACGAAGGGATGGCTCGAAATTATACAGCAATGGTGGACAATCGAGGGATCTTCTCTTCCTGCCGACAAGCTTGCATCGAAGCTGGAGTTCATGCGCAAGGCATGTGAGAAACACGCCAACAAGGAGGATGAGCTCATCGTTTCGCCATACATCAAGTACGAGGACGAGGTAACGGCTAAGTAACCATGGCAGAGCAACCGTTTGATCCTTATTACTCAAGGTGTGAGGTCTCCAACTCAGACCTCACTTCCTTGAAATTCGCCCTTAACCCACAGCTCAACTTCGTCAAGGAGTCCGACAAGAAAAAGGCATTTCATCTTGGAACGCTTGTTGACGCTTTGGTTACGGAGCCAGAGAAGTGCAATCATTATCGTAGGACAGTTGATGATGAGAAATACACAGAGAAGGACTGGAAATGGGGTCTTGATAGACTGGAGGTACTAAAGAAGGCTGCGACGAAAGACAGATTCCTGGACTTTGTCCTGAAGAACGCCGTCGGGCAGAAGACCTTCGTTAATCCACACATGAAGATGGACTACCAGGGATTCAAGTTCGAGCTTCCCGTAAGGTGCAAGTTCGATTGGTGGCTTGGCGAGTTCGGTGGAGACTTGAAGACTACCGCCGCAACAACACAAGAACAGTTCGAGGCTCAGATTGATTTCGTTGACTGGGACAGGAGTCGTGCGTGGTATATGGACCTCACCCACTCCATCAATCCAAAGTACGGAAACCAAGACTTCATCTTCGCTGTCTCAAAGACCAAGAAGAAGGTTTTCTACAAGAAGATTGAGCGAGGCGATGAGCTTTATCTGAGAGGCAGGGAGAAGGCTCTGGAATGGGCGTTCAGAATGTGGTGTTTATTATAATTGAAAGCTATGTCAGACAAACCAAAACTTTACGATTACCAAGAGGAAGGTGTCCGCATGGAGCTTGCAATGAAGTGTTGCATAAATGGGGACGATATGGGCCTCGGGAAGACTATCCAGAGCATAGTTGCCATTGAGAGGGCAAAAGCGACACCTTGCTTGGTCATTTGCCCGTCGGCACTAAAGATTAACTGGGAGCGCGAAATCAAGAAGTTCACGAACCTTCGCCCTCTCATACTCACGGACTCTGTTAATGCAACCTTCGGCTACCATCTCACAAAGATGAATCTCTTTGATGTCGTCATCTGCAACTATGAATCGTTGCAGAAGTACTTCGTTGTTGACCTAGGCCCTAAGCCTTTAAGGCTGAAAAACTTTGTTTTTCGTGACGAGGTCAATATCTTGAAGTCTATCATCATCGACGAGTCGGCGAGAGTAAAGGACCCATCAACAAGGCAGTCCAAGGTCATCATGGGTATATGCCATGGAAAGGAATACATCTATGAGCTGACTGGCACGCCAGTTGTGAATCATGCGGTTGACATCGCTTGCCAGATAGCTATCCTTGGCCGTATCGGAGAGTTTGGCGGCTATGGAGAGTTCGTCAATCGTTATGGAAACAACGAACACTTGGATGAGCTGAACCAAAAGATTCATTCGACCTGCTACTTCCGCAGAGAGAAGAAGGATGTACTCAAGGACCTGCCAGACCTTACGAGAACGACAATCAGTGTCGGACTTGACGTGGAGACGCAGAGGGAATATGACACTTGCCAGAGAGACCTGTTGTCTTTCCTACTGGAATACAAGAGCTGTGACATCGCAGAGGCAAAGAAGAAGCTTCGCATGAAGGCTCTGGTGCAGTTTATGAACCTTCGCTCAATATCCGGTCGAGGAAAGATGGTCGCAACCATAGAGTTCCTTCACGACACCGAGGAGCAAATCATCGTATTTGCCGAGCATCGTGACGTGGTACAGGCTATCAAGGACGAGTTCCCCGATGAGGTGTGTACCGTGACTGGAGCTGACAACCAACAGCAAAAACAATGGGCGGTCGATTCTTTTCAGGCTCACAAGAAGAGGATCATCATCTGTTCCATCAAGGCAGCTGGTGTCGGCCTTACGTTGACGGCTTCATCGAACGTCTTGTTCACGGAACTACCATGGACGATGGCGGACCTCGCACAGTGTGAGTGCCGCGCTTATCGAAACGGACAAAAGAATGCTGTAACATCATGGATTCTCATCGGTGAAGGCACCATCGACTCTTATTTATACAAGCTTATCATGAAGAAAGGCTCAATCGCATCGCAGGTGACTGGAGAACAAGACTCAGCCATCAAGGACGCCGCATATTTCGATGAGCTTGCGGATTTGGTTTTACAAAACTCTTTAAAGAAAAAATAATGGAGATACAAGGAAAAATAACGGCGATCTTGGCCGAGCGTACTGGCGTTTCCGCCAGGGGCGAGTGGAAGAGCCAGGAGTTCGTCATCACAACACAGGAGCAATATCCAAGGAAGATTTGCTTTCAGGTCTTCGGCGCAGACAAAATCGCATCTTTCGCCCTACAGGTCGGGCAGACGGTGAACGTCGGGTTCGACATCTCGGCTCGCGAGTACCAAGGAAGGTATTACAATCAGCTCAACGCATGGAAGGTTGACCATTTGGATGCTCAGCAGCAACAACCGGCACCACCTCAACAACAGTCTCAGCAAGCGGGTTACCAACAACCACCTACAAATGGAGGTTACCAACAACCACCTGTAAATGGAGGTTATCAGCAACCGCAGCAGAACGGATACGGAACACAAAGCAACCTTCCGTTTCCTTAATTTATTGAAAGAAACATTTAATCTTGTAGTATGTGGTACAACCTAAAGAATCCATTGGAGATAGACAAGTTTAAGGATAGGGTGGCAGAGCTAAGAAACAAGGGAGCTGTCGTGGAACTGACAGAAAAGAGAGCTCGCTCGTTACAAGCGAACAAGTACCTTCACCTGATGCTCTCGAAGTTTGCCTTGGAGTACGGCTACACGTTGGATGAAGTAAAGACGCATTTCTACAAGGTTACCGTAAATCCCGATATATATATCAGGGAGCGAGTGGATAAGTTCAGTGGAGAGATATACAAGTATGTACGTTCTTCTGCTGAGCTTACTTCCGATGAGATGAGTAAGTCCATTGAAGCCTTCCGTGAGTTCTGGCTTGAGGAAGGCGGATATAGATTCCCATCCTCAGACGAATATATCGCACTCTTGCATATACAACATGACGTGGAGAATGAGTCCAAGGAATTTTTAACATAGCTTGATGATGGAGAATTTTGCAATCAGTAGGGAACGATACAAAGAGTTAATGAGTATTGACAAGGCGTGTGCCGTTAACTTATTTCTCTATCTCCTCTTTAACGCAGACGAGGATGGTTCGTTGGCTGTCGGAATACGCACAATTTCTAGTGACCTGAACATTGGTTTTCAAACCGTTAGGACGGTTCTTAGAAAAATGTATCTAACACACCTGCTAACACACCAAGTAACACAGCAGCTAACACACCAGTGCGGTGTGATAACTATATGTGATATAGAAAGTTATAGTGGCAAGAAAAAGAGAGCTAACACACCTGCTAACACACCTGTTAACACACCTGCTAACACGTCAAAGACAATCGAAGGGCGCAAGGCTGATTTCGCCGAGAAACTGAAACTTTACCTCGATAAATATAGTAAGGATATGCTCAACAACTTCTATCTGTATTGGACTCAGGTGAACGATGGTGGTACGAAAATGCTTTTCGAGAGGCAGAAGGCGTTTCAGATTCCAAATCGTCTCGCTACATGGAAAAAGAATGAGCATGACTCACAAGGAGGAATGAGTACTGGGGTTGTCCTTCAAGATTCGGCAAACAAGGATTACAAGAAAGGAGGATGGTAAATGAACTTTGATTTTAAGGATTTGGTCAATAGACTAAATAATGAGACGTGCGCAAAGCCGCCCGACACCGTCTCAATCAAGATACCGAACGCAGAGGAACGGCTTCGTGGAGGCCTTGACTATTTTGTCAGCATATTCTCACGAGGCACAGTCAAGAAGGCTACTTGGAACGAAAATAACTACCGTCCAATCGTTGATTGGATGACAGACAACAAGGAGCGTGGTTTGTTTATGGCAGGTAGCTGCGGACTTGGAAAGACCCTGATCGGAAAGTACATTCTTCCCTACCTCATCAGGGACTCTTGCAGGAAGGTCGTGAATATCTTCAACGCCCAGGAGCTCAACAGTAAGCCAGACGAGATTCTAGGCTATCATATCATCTATATAGATGACGTAGGTACCGAGAACATCTCGAACATCTATGGCAACAAACGAATACCTTTCATAGAACTCTGCGATGCCATGGAGCAACAGGGAAAGCTACTTATATGCTCGACCAACCTAAATGTTGAAGAGCTAAAGCAAAAGTATGGGGAAAGAACGATAGACAGATTGAGAGCTACTACCAAGTTTGTCACGTTCGAGGGAGAATCGTTAAGAAAATAACTTTATGAACGCAAATGATTATGCCGACGAGTGGCTGAAAGCTCACCCGAAGGCAACGCCCAAGGAGGCATATCTCGCAGGTTACTGGCAGGAATGCGAGAATTGGGTAAAACAAAAGAAATAACCAAACAGTAGAATTATGAAAAGAGAAGAGATATTAGAGTATTTCAACACAAAGCAGGCTTTTGTATTGATGTTTTGGTGCATGCTTTGCGTATTGAAGAACCTGTGGGAGGCAATAGACAAGGTTGTCCGAAAGTTTCCTTGGGTTTGCATGATCGTCACCATCACTATCGCTTTCATCATCAGCTTCGTCTCCGTCTCGAAGGCGAGAGCCGAGCGTGACAGTTACAACAAGAGAAATGTAAGCATGCAGATGCAGCTGGAAAGCTACAAGGCGTGTTACGAGGACGGAAAGGAGGTGAGATAGAATGGTGTACAGTTTCAAGCCAAACGGAAGCTTCCGTATCCAATACAAGCCTATAGACCCAGATAATGAGGATGTAAGCCATGCAATATCCATATTTTATATATCAGTAGGATCGCTTGCAAACATGGTTCAAACACACGTAAAGGACACCCATGATTACCTAGAGAACCACCCCGAATATTACAAGCGTGACATAAAGTTCAATATCAAGGAGGCTCACAAGCTCATAGACAAGCTGATGGATGTATTCAAGAGATATACCGAGGAGGTTAATGGCTTCAAGATGTGGTTGGATATAACCGACGAGATGGAAGACAAGCTAAAGCCAGATGTTCAGAAGGCTTACTACTCACTCGACAATTACCTCTTGGCTAATGCAAGCGGAGGAGACCATAATCTTGTCTCGCACAGTGTCCTTGCGTTTAACCTTGCGACGATGCTTGTCATAATGACCAGAGACTATGCAAATGTTCTTTTCAAGGAGAATCCGAATATTCCTTCTAGCCTTAAAGTATCAAACGAATACGTGAATCTTGCTTCCGGTGTCTCAAAAAGACTTGCTAACTTGTGCGCTGCCCTTGTTCCGAAATGCAAGTTCGTGTACGACAAGTCCCAGGTTTTCTCTTGCCGTGAGCTAAACTTGTCGCTTGATATTATTTTCAAGAGTCTGATGCTCAACGAAGGAAACATACAAGAGGTTTGTGGGCGAGCATTGTCTTACGGAGGTGTCAACTTCTCAAATGACAACGATGGCGCAGGACTGAAAAACGGTCTCCAAAACAAGGGATCTGAATGGAACGAGACGCAGGAAGGGGTTCTTAAAGCTTACTTCAAGAATAATCCTGACACGGTCGTTGCATCTATGCTAAGCAGAACCGTTTACGAGGTTCGTAAGAAAGCCAAGGAAATGGGTTTGAAAAAATCAGAGAAATACTTAAAAGAAATAAGAGTCAAAAACTTAAAGAAAGATAAAGATGGAAATCATTGACATTTATGGTTTGATCTATATGTTGCTATTGTTGCGATTTCTGTATCATTCATTATATTTGCTTTCGTAACTGTAAAATTAATTCGTCGCCTATGATGTCCTACAAACAATATCAAGTAGCCTGTGGGGGGGTGAGAGAGCAAATCAAGATGGCTCAGAAACTCCACTGTCCCCACATGGAGAGAAAGTACAAGCAAGCCTTGTTGAGATTACAGACGAGGTTCTTGAAGCCAGACCACCAAGAGGTGTATGGCAAGCTAGTGTTGAATCATTATAATTTGTAGTAGTATGGAAAAAGAACTTAACATAGCGGCTATCCTGAAGGGGAAGCCTACAGAAACAAAGTTGTGGTCCCCGATGCTTGGGGATTGCATATATTGCTATAATAACACTTATCCAGAAGAAATTATTATTGCCTTTACTGATAAAAATGGAGAAGAAAAAGAATGGACTTTCAGTTATAGTGGTAGAACAATCTCTGCACCTGATACTGCGGAAGTTTGTCTCTTTCCATCCAAGTATATGCAAGATTGGAGCAAGTTTGCTTGGAAGAAAGGTGATGTACTGGTTAGCAACGATAATGATAGCCATATAATCTTTGAGGGCTTCTCAAAAGATGATTATACTACATTTAAAGGTAAACACTTGGCTGGTGTAAGTATAAAGAGATATATATATCATTTATATGCGCAGAATACACAAGGCTATCATATTGAAGATGACAAGGATGCTGCTCAGACCTACATCAACACCATCGAGGAGCGATTTTGTGGCAAGCTCAACCTAGAGACTTTGGAAATTGAAAAGCAGCCTAAGCAAGAGTTCAAGGATGGGGATATAGTGGTGGTAGATAAAAACAAAGAAATGAATCTCGCTAAAATAATCGCCATTTATAATGATGGTGATATATTGCTAGGATTTAATAGTTATGCTTATCTTAACGTTTCGCTTGAAAAACTTAACTTTTGTAGTGAAGTACTAGTTTGCGGAAGAACACCTCGCCTAGCAAGCGAAGAGGAGAATCAGCAACTCTTCGACGCCTTAGCTAAGGAAGGCAAGCGTTGGAATCCAGATACAAAACTGTTTGAGGACTTGCCTAAGAAGTGTGAGTTTAAACCTATGGATTGGTGCTTGATGAAGGATTCCACTAAATATTGGGAACTATGTCAGTTTGCGTACACAAGAAAGGCTCATGGTACCACTATTTATGGTGCTGTTGGAGGTTTAATCTACTACAAGTGCATTCCTTACAACGACCAGACCAAGCACCTCTTGGGTACAACTGATGAATGGAAAGGATGAAAAGAGATTTGTGGTTGTTACTACACGCAAAGTGGGTCTTAGATTGGACGAGTGATTTAGGAGACTTCTGTAATAATCATCCGTCCGCCCGCTATGCTCATAATATTTATTTAATATGGTATAGAAGAATTATCAGATGCTTATAAAGCAGGTGCTGAGTGGGCTATCAATGAGTTCTTGAAGGACTTGTTTCACCCTGCTAGCGAAGTTCCACGTAATGACAACGGAAAGGTTCTTGCGTTCTCAAAAGTATTCGGTAATAGAAAGCTCTACAACATGAACGCTATGCTCGATGAGACTACTTGCAATACATATCAAGAAATGTGGGAAGAGCAAGTCTATATGTTCCAATTGTCTGATTGGATATTCGTAGATGAGTTGTTTGATATGATTATGAAAGGAGGTGATCATGATTAAGCCAGTTACTATGTATTCTGTAATATGTGACAGATGCGGAAAGTCATTCATTGATGAGTTTAATGGCATTGTGGCTTGGTTGGACGAAGGAACTGCAAAAGAGCAAGCAATGGAAAGTGAATGGATAGAGATAGGTGATAAGCACTACTGCCCAGACTGCTATGAGCTTGACGATGAGTTAGATGAGTATGTTCCTAAAAAGAAAGGAGATAAGTGATGAAAGAATTTAAAGTTGGAGAAAGAGTAACCATTACTCTTGAAGCTGTTGAACAAGGGTCTTGTAAAGGTTGTTTCTTTTGCTGGGCAGGTGCTTGTACGTATAAAGGTAATACTCATTATTGCTGCGCAAGCTTCCGCATAGACAACAAACCTATAATCTTTAAAGAAGTAAAGGTGCAAAAAAGAAATATGAAAGAAAATAAACACTCATTAAAGATAAGTCGTAGCTTCTTTGGCGATACTACCCTTGATGGTTATCCAATAGCAACATATTCTAATGATGAATTGAAGATTCTAAAGAACCTGATAACAAAGGTTTTGAACGAAGTAAATGAATATATAAAGGAATAGGTGTATGAAAGCAAAAGAATTAGCAGCATTACTACAAATCAATCCAGATATGGAAGTTTGCATAAAAGAGGATATAGTTATTAATTGTTATGGAGATAAAGAACCTTGCTATCAAGAAATTAAATCCATAGGCATTGAAAAAGGAAAGTTTATATTATTTAAGTAAAGCGTATGGATAAGTTAAAGTGTATTCCTGGAGATTTGATTAAATCTGATAGAATTCCAAATTCAATTTGGAAAATCGAAGAGGTTTTACAAAATAAATATTGGGAAGCCTTATATAGATGCGTAGATGCTAGAAATGATATTTATTGTACGAATTTGTATAAACATCAAATTGTCCCTATCCCAATCACTCCAGAGATTCTAGAGAAGAATGGTTGGAATAAAGAGCCATCTGAAAATGTTACGTGGTACAAATATAGTACAGACAAGTCCTACTTATATATCTGCAAGGATAGTTTTAATAACAAAGATTGGCTTGTTTGCGTTGCTTTGGATAAGCATTATGTTGCGAATATCAATTACGTCCATCAGCTTCAACACCTTCTCTTCGGTTTAGGACTTAACTTAGAAATGGAGGTGTAGGTATGGGAAAATATAGCTTGGATATAACATCAAAGAATAGTCAATTCATAAACATAGAAGTTGAAGACGATGGAGTCCTTCTTGGTGCTTACGAAAGTGGGGAAGTAGCAAGAAGATTGTTCTTTATCAATAAACAAGAGCTGGAACTTCTCATAAAGGGTTTAATAGCTGCAAATACACTTATCCACAATGAAGTGGATTTTAAGCTGTTTCTACATAAAGAAAGAATTGTTTAACCGCCTTCGTGCATAAAGTAAGTAATTATTAACTAATTAAAAAAGTAAAAATGGAAAGTAATATTGGAAAGAAAGTAATCATCCGTGGAAGCAGAAGCGGAGTTGAGTTTGGAACATTGGTCGCCCAGAACGGCAGTGAGGTGACACTAGAGAATGCTCGCCGTATCTGGTATTGGAGTGGTGCTGCATCTTTGTCTCAGTTGGCAAAGGATGGCACTTCAAATCCAACAGACTGTAAGTTCACTGTAACAGTAGATAGCATTACTATCTTGGATGCTATTGAGATTATTCCTTGCACTGACAAGGCTATTAAATCAATCGAGGAGGTCAATACATGGAAGCGTTAGAGAGTAAAATTAAAAAGTTCTTAGCTATTGGCTCTGGCTCTGGCTCTGGCGATGGCTATGGCGATGGCTCTGGCTCTGGCGATGGCTCTGGCTCTGGCTATGGCGATGGCTCTGGCGATGGCGATGGCTCTGGCTCTGGCGATGGCTCTGGCTCTGGCTATGGCTCTGGCGATGGCTCTGGCTCTGGCTATGGCTATGGCGATGGCTCTGGCGATGGCTCTGGCTCTGGCTCTGGCTATGGCGATGGCTCTGGCTATGGCTATGGCGATGGCATTAAAGTGTTCAATGGTGATAAGGTATATCTTGTAGATGATATGCAGACTATCTTTATATCTATTCGTGGAAATGTAGCAAAAGGCTATATCCTGCAATCAGACTTACAGTTAAAGCCTTGCTTTATAGTCAAGGAGAACAACAAGTTTGCTCATGGCGAAACTCTCCGTGATGCCTTCGACTCCCTTCAAGAGAAACTGTACGATGATAGCACGGAGGAAGAGAGAATTGAGGCATTCAAGAAGAAGTTCCCTGAGTATGATGTTAAGTATGACAACGGAGACTTGTTTATTTATCATCACGTTCTGACTGGTTCTTGTCGAATGGGAAGAGAATCCTTCGTGTCAGATAGAGGATTGTCTCTCGAAGCTAAGACTTCTATTCGTGAGTTTGTAGAATTAACCCAGAATGCCTATGGTGGTGATATTATTAAGAAGCTACCTAGCGCATACGGAATTAAATAAGTAAGAATATGAAGAAGATTAAATGGAAAGTACTCGGCTTTGTTTGCTGGATATTGTCCACTATGTTGCTTTTAAACATAGGTCTTAAAGCAGTCAGTCAACCAGACACAGCGACTAATATCCTTGGTGTGATAAGCATTACTCTTTGGATATTACTTTCGATTGCAACGAATTGTTTTACATTTAAAATTAGTAATAATGAAAAAGAAAATTAATCAATTATGTTTGGCAATGCTGCTTGGAGTGGTGTTGTTTTCAACCACATCATGTAGTGAACGTATTGACGCTGGTTCAGAGGGAATCTTGGTCAATCTGTATGGAACAGAAAAGGGTGTGGATGACGTTAGCCTAGTAACTGGTCGTGTCTGGTATAATCCATTTACAGAAGAGGTTTATGAGTACCCAACTTTTGTTCAGACCGTTGATTATCCAGCATTCACCATCAATGCTAAGGACGGCTCAGAATTTACTGTAGATCCTACAGTCTCGCTCAAAATGATAGATGGCAATGCTCCAAAGGTATTCAAGAAATACCGTAAGAAATTGAAGGACATCGTTAACGGAACGCTCTTCAATTACGTGAAGGATGCATTCCGAATCCAGCTCAACAAGTACACAACCGACCAGATAGTCAGCAACAGAGACCTTGTGGAAAAGGCTATCGAGAACCAGCTAAGCAAAGCTCTCGCCAAGGAGCATTTCCATTTGGAGCAGCTGACGTCTGGGCTTAAATACCCAAATAGTATTGTAGAGGCAGTAAATCAGAAGAATAAGGCTATCCAAGAGGCTCAACGTGCACTTAACGAGGTTGCTGTAAAGAAAGCCGAGGCAGAGAAGATGCTTGTGCAAGCAAGGGCAGAGCGTGAGGCTAATGAGTTAAAGTCGGTATCTCTCACCCCAGCAATCTTGCAAAAAATGTGGATTGAAAAGTGGGACGGAAAACTTCCTGTTTATGGGAATGTCCCTCAAATGATGATGGTTAAGTAACTAACCCTCCTCTCCTTGGCAACAGGGAGAGGGTAAAAAGAAGAGAATATGAACGCAGATAAAATAACATTAGCTGGCTATATTGCATATCTCCAAGGTATGTATAAACGATATGGCAATATAAGTATTGCGCAACTAAAGTACATAGAAAGAAACAGAAAAAAGGAGGAAAAGATATGATTACAGAATATAAATTCAATATAACCATCACTCTCGAAGATGGGGATGAAAGTACATATGATGAGATAAAAGATATTGTTGAAGATTATCTTGAACTTGGCTGCAATAACGAATCTATTGGTGGTAATTGTAAGGTTGAATCATTGCCAGACCTCAAAGACAAGCTAGTCAAGTACTTCACCACCATCGAGGATATGGCTGATGAGCTGACTACTGGTAATGTGGCTCACAAGAAAGCAGCCATCAAGGGTTTTGCTAGTAGAGCAAAAGAATTTTTAATTAAACATACATAACCATGGATAAGAAATCGAAGAGACGCATTAAACGTGGAGTTAATTTCAATGATGAGATGGGTAAAGGAAAGTATGGATGGTCAGAAGCTGCTTCTGAAAGATATAACTTTCCAAACCCTTTTAAAAAACTAAGAAAGTACACAAATGGATAAGAAGAAAGTTAAAGAGCTGATAGAGCAGATACTAAAATACTGCGACCAATGTTATAACCCTAATTGGCAACCAAAGTCATTTGAGGAGTTTGTCAAGTTAGGAAACATCTGTAGAGAGAAGCCATCAAAGAACTCTCCAAGTCTGACTGGATTTCTGTAGAGGATGAACCTGCACCAAGACTTGAATGGGACGGCTCTTGGAATGATATTGTTGTGTGCTACAAAGATAAATGGGTACTTCCTTTATCTTACGTTGTACGCAATGATATAGAGTTCACACATTGGCGTAGAATCGAAAAGTTGGAGGAGTAAATATGGATAATAGAAGATTTGATTGGGTGATAGTACTTAGCAAAGGTAGTTTTCACGCAAAAGGACTTTGCGTTTGTAGAAAAATCTATGATGATTTCTATAAAGCAGGATATACTTACATGTATGGTGATTGGAACATAGACAGCAAATATGTAGTGAAGGAATGGAAATTGAACTCTTTTACCTTATTATGGAACGGTCTTACTGCGCAATATATTCCATCGTTGAAAGATAAACTTAAAAAGTTCTTCTTGCATAAAGATTATCCTAAGGAGATAGATGTTAGACCAGAAGACAATAGTTTGGTAATAGCACAATATAATATAGGTTCAGATGTGCATTACGAAATTGTTGAGTACAACAATAGATGCTGGGTGACTAATTTATGTTTCCCTGTAAAACCAAACTTTTGGGCTTATGTGCCAAGAGAGTGTATTACTGAAGCAGAATTATTAAACGGAAAGGAGTAAGTATGAAATTCAAATTGATAACATCAAGCGGTTTTGATGAATACTCTAAAGACTTGCTTGGAGAATTACTAGGAACTGACAATAAGCCTGCAAAATTTGCAGACAAAATAAAGTCAAAAGAAGTCAAGCATACTTGGTTTCACACAATAGAGATTGACAGTTTGGAAGAGCTACTAGTATTTAAGCAGGCTTGTGGGTGCAATATAGTTATTGAAGAGGTAGGCAATATTCCTGCCTTGGAGATATATGATTCTTATAGAGAGTAAGTATGTTTAGACCGATTACAATGTATCAGATTGTTTGCGATAGATGCGGAGAAGTGTTTGGTGGTACAGACACTTGCTCTGCGCTATTCAGCAACAAAGAAGTCGATATTGGTGACTACTCTGATTGGGAAATGATAGATGGTAAACACTATTGTCCCGATTGTTATGAAGTAGAGACCATTGATGGAGTGTATAACGTTAAAGCAAAATAGATATGAAATTAGAAGACATAAAGTTCAAGGCTAAACGTCTTGATAATGGAGAATGGGTTTCGGGCAGCCTAGTCAGAAGTACTGCTGGGATAAAGGAAAGAGCCTACATAGTAGATAGCTTTAGCAGTATGAGCGATTATAGTATTGTTGGTGTTGACCCTTCCACTGTCTGCCAGTTCACAGGGCTGAAAGACGAGGATGGAACGGAGATATGGGAGCATGATATATTAAAAAATCATCCAATGACAAATGAAGTTACCTTTAGAAACGGCTCTTTTATGATAGTTGAAGACTATGGCGATGATATAGTAGAAGTACCATTATCTAATATGATATTAGGAGATGGAGTTTGCTATCTAAGTGTCATAAGCAACAAGTTCGACAGAAAGGAAGGTGGAAAATGAAGACATTCGAGTACAGAGTGCTGCCTATTGTCATTAAGGATATTGATAAGCTATCAAACACATTGCGTAGTCATCTGAACCACGAAGGTTACAATGGTTGGGAATTGGTCCAATGGAGCATCATACCTCCATCTACGTTTATAGCAGCAATGATGACACCTTGTTGTAATTCAATATTAATCCTTGCAACTTTTAAAAAAGAGGTGCATTGACAGGTATAGGTATAATTTTAATGGTTATATCCAATGATTGAGAAGACTAGGTTAGCAAAAATTATTGGTACTTACTATATGCAACTTCGTATCTGTGATGCACTAAGTAAGTATAATGAATCAAAGGAAATAAATTCGATAAGGAGAAATAGCGTATGAAAAATAATATGTTTGAAGATATTGTCGCTGAAGGCAATATAGTTGTGATAGATAATGTTTGGATTGTGTTATGTAAGCGTTGGAGACCAGAGTGTCACAATCTCTTCTGCTATCTTTATCTCAGTAAGAATTATAAAAACTTGATGGTAGGCTCTCATTTCACAATGACCGAGGATAAAAAGAAATCTACTCGGTTGGCTACCGACGAGGAGCGTCTTATGCTTTTTGAAGAAATGTTTAAGTATGGAATTGCTTTCGATAAGCACGACCATCATTTGATTGGAAAGTTAGTTAGTGTATGAAGATTAGATTAGCAAAGAAGATTATGAGGCACAATACGCCTTATTGGGTATTTCGTTACCTATGTTATTATCACTTATTGTTACCAGGAGCGGGATATAAAGTCGATTTTAAAGACCACCGTATCATCAAGGCGATAAGTTTAACAAGCAAAAGAAGAAAAACGATGAAGAAGGAAACATTTGACTTCTCGGAGGCTCTGAGAAGAATGAAGGAAGGGAAGAAAGTGAGAAGAAAAATTTGGACAGAAGGTCTATATGTTTTCATTAAAAACAAAGCCCTTATGTATCAAAGTCATATAACTCATGGAATTGTAGCGAATCCTTATAGTAAATTTAAGGGTACGAGAGATAAATCAGCAACTGACTGGGAGGAGGTGGAAGGGTGAGCGAAGATGATATTGTTCGCAAGATTATGCAGGTCGTGCGTGATTTCAATGATACTGATGAGTTCTGTGCTTGCCAACGTCTATCAATAGAACGTGAAATCAAAATGAACGAATACTTGGATAGAGAGTATGCTCTTATGCCAGTATATACAGGTAACGGATATATATTCTTAAGAAAAAACGAAGATGAAGTATAGTTTCGCAAACGCCAAGCCTGTTCCTTTCGGAAAGATAGACTATTGGTTTCGTGTAGGTCAGTGTGGATGCCATAAGACGGACTACAAGCCGAACCTAAGAGATAAGCGAAAGTTTAACGCTGAGTTAAGAAGAGACAGAAATATAATGATTAAAACATTCTGAGTATGGAAAATCTAGAAGACATTAAGATAGGAGACAAGGTTATCCTGTACTTTGACAATGCGCAATATATGTGTGAGGTCAAGCGACTGTTCAAGAATTTAGTCTGCACCATTGGTGGCGACAAGTTCCGAAAGAAAGACGGAACTATGGTAGGTGCCATAAGCAATCCTCCACCATACATACGTGAGGCTACACAAGAACGTATTTTAGAGTTCGAGCACAGAAAAGAACTTTTATGTAAAATACACGACTACCCTTTTGAAAAACTATCAACCGAGGTGCTTGAAAAAGTGTATAAACTGATTAAAAAATAAGCGTATGGAAAAGAAAGTACTGACCCTATCGGTCAAGAAGGAATGGTTCGATAAAATATTATCGGGCGAGAAGAAGGAGGAGTATAGAGAGATCAAACCCTATTGGGTTGCTCGTCTCTACTATGATAGATTTGGTAAGCTATCGCCAAAGATGGTGAAGGAACTAACAGATCATATCATCAAGTATGGTGATACGGAGAACTTCGAGGCTAAAAACGGAATAGGAGTAAGTTTTGTTCCTTACACCCACGTCCTCTTCATCAACGGCTACGGAGACGATAAGCCACGTATCGAGAAGGAAATAGAGAGCATTGACATCGGTAAGCCTCGCAAGGGATGGTGTCCCGATGATTTCTTGGGCAAGGAGTTTTTCGTTATTAGATTTAAATAGATATGAGCAAGTGGAAGAATGACAAGGTTGACGAGTGCTTCGTAAAGGACAGCACCAACGCTAGGATGGCATTCATCAACACTTTCAAGGGAGTCTTAAGACACAAGGATAAGGAGCATCTGGAGAAATACGAGAAGCTATGGGACTTGCATGACCACGACTATTCGTACTATCTTCGCTCAAACTATCATAACATATCCAAGGATGAGTTCGCTGATATGGTGTTCATCCTTTGTGCTTCACATTATAAAAAAGATATTTGATTATGGGATACGATGAACATCAATGCTATGATTGCAAGTATAAGAATACGTGCAATTTTGAAGCTATAGATTACAGCTCTACTGGAAGATGTGATCATAAGATTGTTGGCTTGCCAGCCAAGCCCAAGATAGATACGCCACCAGATGAGCGATATGACAATATTTGGAATTGGTGATGAAGAAAGATGAGGGGTAAATACTAGATTTAAGAATATGGAAGAAAAAGAGTTAACATTAGATGAGTATCAAAAGATGGCGATGGAGACGGCCATCTATCCTCAGCCCATCATCTACCCGACATTGGGTCTCACGGGCGAGGCAGGCGAAGTTTCCGATAAGGTTAAGAAAGTGTTGCGTGATAACGATTCTGTTTTTACAGATGAAAAGAAGTTGGAAATTGCCAAAGAGATTGGTGATGTACTATGGTATTGCGCAACGCTGTCTCATGACATTGGTTATACGCTGTCTGACATTGCACAAATGAACTACGAGAAGCTCCATTCTCGCCAGGTCAGAGGAAAGTTGCACGGAAGCGGCGACAACCGATAAGAAGAAGCCTCCCTACCGAATGTGGTAAGGGAGGCTTTTTTGTTTTGTGGCCGTGATTGTTCTTGTAATTTTCCACATGGGTATCTATTGATTGCAATTACTGACCTTCGATACACTGATTCTTGAGTGCGTCGGCGAACGTCCAGTCCTTCTTTGGATACACTCCCTCGCAAGAATCACCCTCGCCTATGATGTAATATGTATTCTCATCATCTCTCACTCTTGCAGCATGATGCTTGTTAATCTCTGAGAAATAGGAGTCCTGCGCATGGTCGTAGCAGACATCATAAGTACCGTCCTCGTTGTCAATGTAGCGGTACCCAGTCTTGATAATCTCGTATTCTAATGAGTCTTGTATGGCATCGTTTAATTCATTTATCGCCAACTCGCAAGCATTCTTCAGGCTGTTCACGCTTTGTCTTAGATACATTAGCTCTCCTGCTGCCTTTTCGTCCTGAACTCCATCATGGTTTGGGAAAGCCAAGTCAAGCAGTTCTAAGCCATTGCTACCAAGTTCGTTCAGCATTCCGTAAGTCTTATCTACATTCTGAGAAATGCTCTGAATATTCTGTATGTTCATATCTGTAAGTTTAAATGGTTAAAAATCTCTGTTATTAATATCCTCGTATGTAGCTTTATTGGTTCTCTTTACTGCCACTGCGATAGGATTGTGTCCAAACATCTTGTTATACTCTTCCGAATATAATTTCTTTGCCTTTTCGGAATTTTCAGCCTTTACAACATAGTCCCAAAACTTAGTTGCGCCAAATCCTTCGGCTACATTAGCTAAATAGTAATATTGTCTTGTCATAATTTCTCCGCTTATCCGTGATGCGTAGGGCTTATTTTTTATTTAATTCTATCTTCAAAAACCACCTGTCCTGTTTCGTTACATACTATCTGCACAATGCCACCTTTGTAATCTTCAAAGTAGCTTTCATCAGTACCATTGTATGCTTCGATGTAATTAAGACAATATTCCTTTGTCTGCTTCCAGCCCTTCTCGTTACTTGCATTTTCATCATTAAAAACTACATCATAAGTTTTCTTCATAATATTCCGCTTGTCCGTGTTGCGGTAGGGCTTAGATATTATTACTCTTCTATGCAATACCAAGACTTAGGGTCATAGTTAATTTCTGCTTGCCCTTTGTCATTGATAACAACCATTTCATTGCCAGCTGCATCAAGACATACACCACGTTCTTCTCCAGTTATGTCTTGCCATCCATTACTTTCAATAATATCACTTACATCAAGTGACCATTCGTCACGTTCATTGATAAATTCAACCAACTGCGACAATGTTCTAACTTCCATTTTCTTCATAACTTTATCGCTTGACCGTGCTGCGATAGGGCTTGGTTATTAATGGAAGGGAGCGAACTCCCTCGGTTTGGCTAAATGGGGCTACTTGATAGCGTCCAGGAGGAGCTTTACATAGTTCTTCATGCTATCAACCTCGTGATACTTCACGCCTAGCTCGTCCAACTTCGCCCTCACAAGATCCTTCGCTTCATCTATGTGGGACATCTGCCGGTTGAGTGATGCGTTTTCGCCCATGATCCTGAGAACGTCGCTCACGTCACAGATTGATGAAAGTCTGTCTATCTGTTTCTGGACTCTCATACACTTGTTTGCGAGTATGCTCTTCTTGAGACTCATGTAATACTCGAAATCTTTCTTTTCTTCCATATTCATTCAAGATTTAGTTAATAAATGGAAGAGGGAGAAATTCTCCCTCTCTTTTAGGCTTAATCTTCTGATTTACCGCCTTTGATAACCTCGAACGCTCTGTGTTCTCCGTCTGTGTTGAGCGGATTACCATACTCGTCTGAAATCTGACCCTTGTCGTTTGTGTAAACGAGCTTGTTTGTGACCTTCTCTGCCGCATCCATATAATCGAACCAATCTTTTGCTGCTAATACAAGATGTTTGTCGTTCTCCTCGTCTTCCTTGAAAGACTCTATCACGCACTCTATGATGTCTGGAGGGAGATTGTTCGTGTAGTCGTCCATCTCAGACTCGTACTGCATATTCAGCTTTTCAAGCTCGCTAATCAGGTGCTTGTATGTGCTAATGTTCCCAGTGAGAACGCTCTTTATAATTTCGCTCTCTTTCTTCGAGTATTCCTCCAGGCACTTCTTCGCATGCCCAGCCAGTTCTTCTTCCGTGAATCCTTCCAACATAATTCTAATATTTTGGTTTAACAATCAATCTTCCGCTTCCTCCTCATTTCCATCATAAAGCCCGAAGACTCGCATGACGTTCTTGTCAAGCTCCATCTTCCCGACGATGTAACGCTGGGTCATGTCCGTGTTCGGAACGTTGCCGCTCATGTGCCCCATCAATAGGGAAATCTGCTCGACAGGTATTCCCTTCTTCGATAGGTTCGTGGCGAACGAGCGTCTTCCGGTGTGCGTGGAGACGAACTTCCACTTCGGTCCGCTCTTCTCCTTTCCACCCTCGAAAACCTTGACCTGTGAATCTATGCCGCACTCACGGCACATCTTTCTGATGGTCTTGTTGATGCTCGCCAAGTCAGCCGGTCCTTGACCATCCTCTGCCCTTAATGCCAGGAATGGCCTAAGCTCCTTGCATATCGGCACCTTTACGAGGATGTTGCTCTTTTCTGACACATAGGAGAGAAACTTCCCGCTTCTTGGAGTGTCATCAATGATGATGTTCTCGGTTGACATTCTCTTGCAGTCGCCGAATCTTGCGCCAGTCAGGCACTCGATGACGAAGAGTCTCTGCACGTACCTCTCACCACCCCTTCTCGCTGGCCAGGCTATCACCTTCTTGATTTCCGAGTCGGTGAGATAGACTGCCTTCACGGGTACGGACTTAGCCTTGAGTATCTTGCCGAAGCCTACGCTCGGAACCTCGTGCGAATCCCCGTTCTCACGAAGAACAGCCTTTATCTCGGCCGTTATCGTCTTCACGGAGTTCGGGGCGTAGTTCTGCGCCAAGTCCTCCAGCAAGTCCCTGAGATTGTCGTCCGTGATGTCAGACCAACGTGGGCTGTGCCCAAGCAAGTCCTTGAATCTGTCGATGACCTTCACCCTTCCAGGGTGCTTCCAGATGAATGCGCCGAAGAAGGTGTTGTGCCTCCACTCGATGCCATGGTACGAGGAGAAGTAGCCCTTGCCGATGGCTGTCCTGTACCTCTCTATCTGCTCGGCAGTGAGAAGTCTCTCCCAGTCCCTTGTTCTCAATTTGATTTCTTCTGTCATAATTCTAAAAAATTGGTTTGTTTGTGCCGCAAAGATACTATATTATACTTATAATATGGAATAATTGCGGCATTTTAACTCTAAATTTAACGTTTGTATCTTGCCAGACTAGAAGAAATCGCCCTCCGTAAAATGAGTTCCGCCGTATTCTTCCTCCAGTTTTTCGTCCGATACAATGTCGTCCGCCATGGCGAGGTCGTACCACGATGGCTCCTCGCCAAGAACTTCCTCCAGCATACTTTGCTTCAGCTGGACGATTTGGTCTCTTGATAATTCGTCTAATCCCATAATCTAACATTTAATTGGTTGGCAATTGGCACCTCACCCTTTCGGGCGAGGCTTGTTTGGCTCTAGACCGGCAGGGACACGATGTATTCCTTTTTCTTCTTTCGTGTCCTGCTCTTGACGACAAATCCACAGATGTCCCTCAGATAGCCTGCGGCGTTTCCTATGAACACCTCGTTCACAACTAGCATCGGACGTATTAGACCCTGTCTTTGCATGAGGGTGTAGTTGATATAGTCGAATGGGTCGTCCGGGTCGTCCACCCTTCTCTCCCACTCCTTCACGTCGAGCATCTCGATGAAGTCTCCCTCCGGAGGATTCTCCATCTCAACGAAACGCTTCGGTGTCAGCAGGATAGTCTCCTTGACATCGTGTTCCAAGAAGAACTTCTGTACCACCTCGCTGAATGCGTTGGTGTCGAACTTCTTCTTTTGTACGCCTTTCTCCTTTAGGATCGCATCTGCGAAAATCACTTTTGTTGCCATATTCTACTTGATTTTAAAATGGTTAGACAATAGCGGTCAAGACCAGGCACGCATCACTGCACACCCGGTCGAAACCAATTTAAACAATTACATTACGATACTTTGGCTCCCGAAACATCTCTGAATCGGGATTTTTTGGCTTTACTCCTTCTGGTTGTAACAGAAATACACGGTCATGCCTCCCGCTCTTGAGAAGCCGAATCTCATCACTATCCCCGTTTCATCGCTGAGGAAGTCGATGCTGTTTCCTGTCACAGTAAGTTTCTCGTAGTTTTTGTAGTCATTCCCAGTCAGATGCTCTACGATAGTACTATGCCACGCAGAAATCTCGTCAAGCGACCACTCTTCTTCTGACAGTGTTCCTCGTTCTATCATCCTTATTCCTAGGACATGACCGGCGTATGATGCGAAAGATGGGAACCCTCCTATGAATCCCGCAGCCTCGTTCTTGCCCCATACGTAGTTGCCCTCATCGAACAAGTTCTCAACCACCCAGTCGCTCATTACATTCTTGTCGTCTATAGGAGCGGCCATTAACTCGTTGATGTTTACTTCAATCTGTTTCATAATCTTTTAGTTTTGGTTTATAGCACCCTCCGAAGAGGGGATTTCAGGACTTCAAATTAAATAAGATGCGCTTGGATGTATTCGTACTATATACGTTGTAGTTTTTATCAAAGTACATTCTATTTACTTTACTTGATTGACGAACGGGATAATTTCCATCATAAATGGTTATCTCGCAATGCGCCGCAAACGACCCTCGTTCAGAATCTGTAGGCTGAACCCAAGATTCCGAAATCGTTCTAACGCGCAATTCTTTATTTCCGACATTAATAACTTTTTCCATACTTAATCTTGTTTGGTTTGAAGTACCCTCCAAAGAGGGTGTTTGGCTACACTGGCATGATACACTTTGAAGCTATTCTGTATAGGTCGCACCAGTCCGCTTCATCAAGGCTCTCAAGGCAGAATCCTGCGTCAAGCACCGCTTTTCTGAACTTGCTTACGCTCTGAACGCCATAGTCGCAGCCATAGTACATCGCAAGGGCATTGACGATTATTGGTTTCCAACAGTCTTTTAGCTCTATTTTGCTCATACTGATTCCGTTGAATAGCTCGTTATTTTCGTGTGCAACATTTGCCGCTTCGAAAATATCATCAATTTTTGCCTCGAAGTCGCTGTAATCAACGCAGTCCTCGATGTCTGAGTCCGTGATGTTGAGCAAAATGTCTCCATCCTTCATCAAGTGCCACTCGTAGTAACTAGGAATTAACTTAACTCTTTCCATAATTCTTGTCTTATTGGTTAATGATAGCATCCCACCCGGAAAGGATGGGATTTTGGCTTTTTTGACGTGGCTCTCGGCTGCGTGCCTTCCTGTAATAGCTTGATTTGAGAAGCTATGTGCCCTGATCAGCTAATCTCGAAAGGGATTCGGTGATCAGGGCTTTAGGAGCTTCTATTGAATCTTCGCCGAGCCACCACGCCTGCACCGGCAAGGTGTTGTCTCTACGGATGAAGGACTACTTCTTCCACTCGTCAATCTTCTTACTGATAGAGATGCCTGAGTCGCTGATGAGCTGCTTCAAGACACCCATCATTCTCCAAGCCTCATTGCTCTTGCTGTACTCATTGGCCTTGTCCTCCAAGTACTTCAATGACTTCTTCTGTCCCATATACATGCCGTTATTTCGGAATGTCGCACCATGGAACATGATGAGGTTCTTGCATGTGAAGTAGGCACCAGAGCCCTTGTAGGAGTTGATGAACCATTGGCTCATCTTGGTTGAGCCCTTCATCTTCTTGCGAAGGCTATTGAACTTCACCACCGCCTCGTAGAGGTCTCTTGAGTCAGATGAGCGCTTAATCTTTCTAACTACATTCTCAAGAGGCAAGAAAACCTTCCTGTTCAAGTCCTTCACGAAGATGTTCTTTCCGCAGAATCGAACGTAAGGGATTCCGTTGCAGGTGTGCTTCCACAGACGCATCTTTCCGTCACGGCTCATGCGATATGTGAGGTTGTCATCAATGTACTGCTTGAGTACCCCGATGTACTGGTTTGCCATCTCCGCCACGGTCTCGTTGTTGAACCAACGGTTACGAGCATTATAGTTCTCATTGTCGCCGTGCTTCAACATCTTGGCCTGTGCGTTCAGTTCACGCTCTACGACTCTCCATGAGTACTCATAGCCGTGGTCCTGAATCAGTTCCGCGAAGTTGCAGCCATCCTGTTCCTGTTTTCTGAGCATGTGGAGCATCTGCGACATCACCCAACGACGGAAGAGGGTGTAGTGGTTGATGTAACCGCCTGCTGCCAGCTTCTTCTCAACCTCGTCCTGCATTGCGACAGGGACGGCTACGCCATCCTCAATCTTGACAACGCTGTCTGAGCCGAGAGGAAAGTAGCAGGATGTGTCGATACCCTTTGCCTTGAGTGCTGCGATGCGCATCTCCGCCTTGCTCATCATGCGAGCTTGTGTGGAGGCTGTGTTCTCTGCGACTACTCCGTTCATTACTACGTTCAAGTTCTCACCAGTGATTGTTACTGATTGTTTCATAATTCTAAAATTTAATTTTGGTTTGTAAAATAATTAATTAACTCTTGGTGGATGGGAATTTTACTTCCCACCCTTGTTTGGCTCAATCCAGTCCCTGAGGATGATGAGGTCCTTGTCAGTCGGCGACTGCCAGAACCAGCTGCCCCACTCCTCTTGCCAGGTCAATGCTCCGCACATAATCATCATCAAGACAAAGAACTCAAGTTCAAAGCGAGCAAACTCTCTTTGCTCACCGTACATCATGTCCTCGTCAGTCAATTCCTTCTCGGGCAAAGCCTTGAAGTAACTGTGACGGTGAGACTCAGAACGCTCCGACGGAACGGAGTGCTTGTAATGATTATACAGCTGTGAAATTCTAAGCATAATATTGTCAATGTCCCAGTCTTCCTTGTGAAAACAGTCCAGGGGAACGTCATGCTCACCATTCTTGATGAGGTACTTCCCGTCAACGCTAAGGCTTCTTGTCTGTAGGTTGATACGGAACTTTGCTCCATTGAGAACTAAATCTCTGCAATCTTCAATTCTTTTCATAATCTAATAGTTTGGTTAATAGCGTGCGCTCAAAGGGCTGTTGCGTGTCTGTAACAGACTGATTAAGACAGTATTTGACACTGAGTCTCACCTGGATTTAATCCAGGTTAGACTCTGTTGATTAGAACTGTCTGTATTAAATTTGCCCTCCTTGCGCACCTTTCGGCTCGCAATAGCCTATCCGTGTCTCATGCGATGCGATTATTGGCTGTAGTCGTTTGATATGTACGCCGAGTAGGATACGACGTCGGGTTTGGTATGGCCGACGTCGTATCTGATAAATCGGCGTATCTCTAAACTCCTCGCCCTTGACACGGAAGCGATAATTCACTTTGGTATGTAGGTGTACGGCTCAAGAGGACTGTTGCATTAGTATAACTCTCTGATTGTATCCAGAGGTAACGCGGGGACCACGGCAATTAGCGGTCGGTCCCCGCGTTCTATCATCTGGATAACGAACATTTCCTCTCTTGCCCGTACATTTTCGGCTTTGCAATAAGCTTAGTCTTCCTCTTGGAGAATGGCACGAACCTCTAACAGGTTGATATTCGCTGTGGATAACACCGGCGTGAATCGGGCTATATGCCGGAGGAACGCCGGTGGGTATGTACACAGTAGGAATTAAAATGCTTTCCACTTGGAAGACAACCCTCGTGCTTGGGTAGTGTCCGCACCGATGACTCGGCACATTAGTGTAAGTTTCCGATTTGGTACAGGAATCATCCAAGATGCTGACGGTACATGTGTATCTTCAGCATCCTGGATAATACCTGTAGCATGAATCTCAGCCATCTCTGCGGACGTGGAGGTGTGCGCCTCCTATGGGAGTCAAGCGTGGCGGAACATATCTGTATCTAACTGATATTGCCTGCCTTGTGTGAAGGTCCCAGTCTCAAGTTCAGGATGATTCGTCCTGAGACTTGGACTGGTCCCTTCTCTTTAAGAGGCAGGATGTTGAATCCCTCGCCCTTCTCCCATGTCCCTGTTCTGGGTCTTAACGGAGTGTGTCTGCCAAAGCGTTGCTCTGCGTATCTATATGTCACTGATTAGCATCCCGTGAAGGATGACTCATGCATCTCAAGTCTTGAGATGTAAGAGTCATATCTTTACGGAGATGGATAAATTCGCCGCCATATCAGACACTTCCTCGCAGTAGAATCAGCCTTAAAGACTCATCACCAACGTGTTGTACGCAGCCTTGCGAGTCTTCATCGCATTCTGCATACAGCCTATGGTGAGGTAGCCCTTGATTTCGCTCTCCGTCTTCTCACGGTTCGCCCTCACGTTCCTGCCACGACCTCTGGCTATACAGCCTTCCGTCTGTGTCTTCACGTACCCAAGTCCACCGACTTTTCTCTTGTTCGTCTTGACCGCACGTATGCAGTCCATAACGAACGTGTTGAGTGTGCCGATGTCCTTTTTCACGTTTACGATTGGCAGTACTTGCGTCGCCCAGGAGAACTGACCGCATCCCTTGTAGAGGTAGCGGTTCACTGAGTTCACAGCCTTGGTCATGGTGTTATCTCTTCTCTTGATCGTGCGAGACTCTATTTCCTTTTGGAAAGTCTTGATTCTCGTGGATGAGAGGGAGATGCTATGACCCTTGATGGAGAAGCCGAGGAACTTGAACCAATGCTGTGCGTCGAGATACTCAACTTTCTTTGGGTTGAGTTTCATCTGCATCTTCATCAGCTCCGTCTCCAGTATCTCCATGGCTATCGGATAGTCCTTGCCAACGAAGAGCATGTCGTCCGAATAGCGTACATAGTAGCCGTCCAGACTGGCGAGCTTCTCGTCTATGTGGTATAGGATTACGTCCGCAAGCCAAGCTGCGACACTGCATCCTTGCTTGAGCGACTGATATTTCTCACCGAGTTCATTGTCCTCGTCGAAGTAGAGGTCTGTGTGGTAGTAGTCACGGATAACGTCTATCAATGCGGACTTGCCGTGCTTCTCCTCCACCTTGTCGAACGCCCAGTCAACGTACTCTATCGGCACGCTGTCAAAGTACTTCGACAAGTCTGACTTCCACCCTTGGATTTCTCCCTCGGTGGAGCATATCTCTCGTGAGACCTCCTGCACAACACGCCCACAGCCCAAGCCCTTTTGGTAGGACGTGCATCGTGGGTGTGTCATCTCTGGCATCAGCTCGAAGAGGAGGTCGTTGGCAATCGACAGGACTACCCTGTCCACTGGCTCGTTCACATAGACTGTACGGAAGTCTCCGTTGTCCTTCGGAATCTTGGCAGTGTGCGGCGGAGCTATCTTGTACTTGCCGTCACGGATACGTCTGTAAATCTCCACTCTGACCTCTGGCTTCGTGAGCTGATACATCTGGTCTTTTCTCATGTCCTTCTTGTCTATGCCCTTTGCGATGGCGTATTTCCAACGCTCGGGCTCGAAGAACATACTGAGGATTTTGTCTTCTTTCATAATTCTTATGTTTTGGTTATTGGTAGGGAGATTACTCTCCCCGTTTGGCTAGTCGATGTGTTGATAAGTCTCGCCGTTCTCTTTCTCGTAATAGGTGTAGAATTCCTGATCATCTTCTATCTCTACTTTTTCTCCGCAGAAATCGTCGTTATCAAGAATAATATCGCTATTATTATAGGCATCCTGCACTTTCTGTACGGCTTCATTCTCGCTCTCAGCATCAACACTGACTACCTTGTTCAAAGTCTCTGTGACTGATACATAATATTTCTTCATAATTCTTAAAATTTGGTTAATATTGTTCCGTTGTCGGTGTCGCTCCGATTATGGTTTCTATCCCCAACGGATAAGCCGTATTACTCTGGTTTCTTGTAGTAACAGCGCACTTCGTAGCCGTTCTCGACAAGAATGTTTAGAAGGGTCTGTGCGCTCTTGTAAAAGAGATTCAGTTCAATGCTTACAACCTCATCATCAAAGAATAGTCGTTTGTGGTTCTTGATGATGTTGTCACAATGTTTCTTGTCGGCGAAGAAATTATACATCACGTATCTCTCTTCATCATTCTGCTTGTATTCGCAAAGAAAGATGGCGAGAGCATTTCCGGAGTAAATGTTTACGTTGAACTTCTTTCCTTTCTGTCTGATGGTAAGTTTACCCATCTTGTCTTTCCAATTCCATTGTAATGCCATATTCTTAATAATTTATTGGTTAATAATGTCAGAGGGATTGCTCCCTCCGTTTTTAGGCATTAAGCCAGGCTTCCTCCGCTTCTTCTGTATGGAGAGTAATAACATCGTTCCATAGCTTTTCAAGATGATAAAATATTTTCTGAAAGGCAATAGGCGTAGTCGATACATCTACTCTCTTTCCAAGATAAGAACGCATTCCAAACTCATCAAAATCCCACGTACAACGTATCATTCCGTCTTCTGTAGGCGTACATCCGAGAAATGTGCCATACGTCTGTTTCTGCTCTCTCATACGCTTTGGGTATGGGAAATACATACTCCACGCATCCACACAATCACGAGATTTCTTCCTCGTGTCATGATAAAGTCTTGCTTTCATAATTCTTTGTAATTTGGTTTGTAGTGGTAGCCGAAGCTACCGGGTTTAGGCTGCGTCCTTTGGTTCAAGGTCGTTCTCGTCGATTACCATCTGCATCAGCTCGTCTGCGTCATCGTAGAATCCGTAGCAAGAGTCCACAACCTCCCACTCGAACGTATCGACATCTGTCTTCTCCTCGTTCTCGTAGTGCTTGGTGAATCTCACCTTCTTCTCCAATGTGAAGGAGATGACATCGCCCCACATCCACTTTCCGAGAATCTTTGACTCACCATTCATCGCATCCACCGCACGCTCACGCCATTTCTTCGTGTCCGTGTCACACAGGTACTTGAATCGCTCGATGTCGCAGTAGGCTATCCCATCTGCGTAGTCTCCCTGGCAATAGCCACGGGTATAGAACTCAGTGAAGGCAATCTCCTTCTGGTAGTGATAAAGCAAGTGCTTGAAGTCATCCTCGCCGAGGTTGTCGCAGATTTCCTCCCTAAAGTCGAAACTATGATACTCGTCCGGATGTAACTCAAGCAAAGGCCACTCTGACCTCTTGTCTGTTCTTCTGTCGTATGAGTAGAGAGACCAGATCTTGTCGCTCTTGCTATACTCAAAGAACAAGTCGTCGCACTCACTGCTGTTGATGTACTTGATGATGTTCTTCTGAGATACGTACTTGCAGACCAAGTCCTTTAGCGCATCCTCCAATGAGCGGGGGTCGCAGGACAAGTCTTCTGTATCTGAATCAGACGAAAGCCTCATTTCTCTTGGGCAGTCATTGAACTCCCAGATAAAGTGACCGAGCATATCCCAGTCCTTTGTAGGACACTCTGCGTAATCGTCTCTTTCGATGGTGATTCTGTAATCGCCAATCTCCTTGCGCTCTAAATAGTCATTCTCCATAATCTAATCTGTTTAAATGGTTAATAATTGTATCATTTTCCCAAGGATGGGAAAATGATAGTGTTTAGCCTTCCACGTATTCGTCAACCTCCTCTTCCTCCAAGTCGTAATGAAGTTCCTGTAGGTCGTTGGAGAAATTGTACTCGATGGCGAACGTTCCGAATGCCTCGAAAAACCAGGATGACAGGAACTCTCTGTCATCATTTGCTCTCTCGCTGTCCTCCGCCGCGTCCAGACGATTGATCATGTCTGGGACCAGGTCGAAGAACTCCTTCAGGTCGCCGTCGTACTCGCTCGCCCACATCGTACCAGTCCTGTACTTAGGATAGTCGTAGTCGATGTCGCTGAAATTGCCCTCGATGCGATGGTCCTCCTGGTGAAGATACTTCTTCATTTCCTCGTTCGTCTCGATTGCGAACTCGTATGCTCTGTTTTCGAGGAACTCTTGTTCTCCGTACAAGTTGTTGATGTACTGCTCGAACTCCTCATTGTCATCGTATTTGTCGAGGCATTCCTTGTAGAGATTGTAAATCTCCTTGGCAAATGCCTCCACGCCGATGTAGTCCGCTGTCTCGCCAGTCACATTTCCATCTCGGTCGGTAGTGACGCTCACAATGTTCTTTCGTAATTTCATAATCTAATTGTTTTGGTTGATAACTGTTCCCTCCGAAGAGGGAGGATTTAGCTGATTAAACTCTCGTTGAGAGTGTAAACGTCAATGTCGTACTCAAATCCCGTGTTATTGCACTGGGATTGATGGTGGCACCCACGCAACTCCTCAACCTGCTCTTTCGTCGCTCCGTCGTCCTTGGCGATTTTGCAGCATCTTCTTATACTGCCTGCTACAACGAGCAAGTCCCTGCTGTCTTTGCTGTGCCACTCGTCCGTTCGGTAGAGTGCATAAACTTTCTTTGCCATAATAGTTACTTTTTATAGTTACAAACAATTATGTCCCCATCAAATCCGATATGATATGGGCATCTTTGGCAAGCCGTAACCATTCCGACTGCCAGCAATTTTTGAAACTTCGGATTAGGGCACTTCTCGCCCATACCGGCTCTTGTAATCTCTATTCTCTTCATAATTCTTTGATAATTGGTTAATAGAAATCCCCACCGCAAGGCGGGGATTGGTTTGGCTTAGCCCTCACGCAATTGGCTCTCCTTGGCAGCGTTCTCCAGGGTTGTCTCCGTTGATACGCCCTTCCACATCGTTCCGAAGTGGTCAACGCACAGGACCCACAAGTCCAGCTTGTCTGAGTATGAGAAGATGAGGTCCGGGAAATGTTCCTGCATGTAATCCTTGTCTTCCTCGCTCATGTTGGTGAGGAACCATTGGAAAATCTCGCATCGTTCTCTGTCCTCGTCTTCCCATGACTCAGGGTACTCGATATTCTCGGAAACAGAATAGTCAACCTCCCAGATATTGTTGCAGAGGATGAATGCGCTTCCTAGCCAGTGTACGGCTGTGTAATAATCTGTTATCATAATTCTAAAGTTTTGGTAATTATCGTACTCCCCAAATGATTGGGGAGATTTTTAGGCTTTCTTCTTCGGACGCTTGAAGTAGATGACAAATCTGTCCATCACCTTCGTGCCCACGTCGTGCTTGATTTTTCCGCCGATATAGGAGACACACCGCATCGTGCTCGACACTCCGCATCCTCCCATGAAATATGGGATGACATCGTAGTCGGACATTTCGAGGCCATACGGGATTTTCCCCTCCTCCTTGCGCTTCTTGCTCATCTTGCGCCTAGCCTCATAGAGGTTTCTTGTCAAGATGATGTTCAGCGCGGAGGAGAGACATGAGCTTTGCTTGTCGTAGCCGCATCCGCCTGCGTAGGCAACGTTCTCCTGTGAGTGATAGCCCTTCTCGTCGTGCCATCTTGCGTCAGCTCTTGGGCACAACCCCCAAGTCTTTGACTCTCTCCATGTGAGCGTCACAACAAGATGGTCAACGAAAGGGGCGGTGCATCTAGCCTCGCTCTCGGCGTTGAGCTTTTCAAGGTGTTTCATCCACCCTCGCTCGGTCTTGTAGCCTCCGTGGCCGGACTTTAGCTTGGCCATCGTGAGATACGGGAACTGCTTCTGTAATTCTCTTGCGTTCATAATTCTGTAATTAAATGGTTAAACAATAGGCAGTGGGAGAAAATTCTCCCACCTCGTTCAGCGTTCTCTGTTCAGGATCTGCTGCACCTTTCTCTCGGCACGGCCTATTCTCCTGAAATAGTCCTTCTTGTCAAGCTTCCTGCGTGCGCAGTCCTCCCTGATGACCTCCTTGTGCGCCGTCATCAGGCGATGGAGGAACATAACGTCTCCCTGTGTCATAATTCTAAAATTTATTGGTTAATGGAAATAATGTGCAATATGCGCACTATTTTTAGGTCCGTTACACTCCTATCTGCTTGAAGTATCTATCGCTGCACTCCTTGCTACTGGAGCAATCAAACACCATGGCGATAACGTGGCTACCACGTGACGCAAGTTGGCTCTGTACTTTCTTTGTGAGCTGTTCCTGGGAGTATATCTCAAAAGGCTCTACTACATAGTATGTTTGTTTCATAATTCAAAAGTTTTGGTTTGTAGGCAGGCGGCACAATAGCACCGCCCGGTTTTAGGCTAGCTTGTTCATCCAGTTCGAGATGAAGTAATTGATGCCACGCAGTGTCTTGTCGTAGCTCTTGTCTCCATTGAATCTGTAGGTGCTGAAAGCGAACGTCTCCACCTTCAGGATTCCTTGCGATGGATCCTCCACGTCGCTCTTCACATAGATGGTCATACTCACCCCATACTTGTAGCCTCCAGCGGAAACCTCCGTTGTAAAACGCTTGTTCAACGCCAAGTCTCTCTGAATCTCGTGCAGCTTGGGGAGAACGTTCGTGTAAATGAACCCAAGTCCTTTGATCTCTTTCTCTGTCATATTCTTCTGATTTTTGGTTTAACATAGTATGCGTGGGAAAACGCCCACGCACGTGATTTGGCCTTACGCTCCCTTGTCTCCGTTCAGCCAGACGAACTGGTTCAACAGGTCATACTTACCTATCATCTCGTGACGTGTGTCAGAGGCGTGGAACCTCTGTGCCTCCGAGTCCACAATCTCGTTTCCAATACCCCCACGTGCGTGCAAGACACACGTGAAAGAGCCACGGCTCGTGGTTCGAATGGAGCAAGATAGATTGTCGTACTCCCTGGTTATTCTCTCCATTATTCCGTAGCACATCTGCCTGAACTCCATGAGCAACAAATAATTCTCTGTCATAATCCTAAAATTTTGGTTTCATGGCACCCACACGGAAGGTGTGGGATTTTTGGCTCAGTCCTTGTCGAGACAGATGATGGCGGCGAGACCATTCTCCGTGTAGAAAATGTCTATATTCTCCTCGCTCAACTCCGAGTTTACCCAGTCCATTGTGAACCGAATATCCCCGAAGTCCGAGTCGCCGGAATATACCACGCAGTACGTGCCAGGCTCCACGAGGAGAATGTCATTGCACCCGGCGAAGGCCTCCTTCTGCTCGCACTCCTCCTGTACGTGAACGATGTCATAGTGGGTGTTGTCTATCCCGTCTCTGTTGATCTTGTCCATCAGCTCGATGACTTGTTGCTTTGTAATCTCTTTCATAATCGTAATCTTTTAAATTGGTTAGTACTAGAAATCCCACACCCAATGGGCGTGGGACGATTTCAGCGTTGCTTTCCTCTGTGGAGGATCGCGTCAACCTGGCACTGGTGTGGGTAGTCCGTAACGTCGGCGAACCCATCCTGCTCGCCATAGTACCGGGCCATTCTCCACAGCTCCGCGTCGGAGCACTCCCAGATGTTCTCGTAGTAGGCTGGCTGCTGCAAGCCCTCGTTGCCTCGGCAATACTCGATGAACACGCGAAGCTCCGACTTCTCTCCCTCGGAGTAGCCGAGGGAATTTGATACGTTCGCTTCCTTCTCGCAAGATGCGAGCGTAGCCACCACGATGGCGGCTGTCAAAATAGCCTTTTTCATAATCCTTGTAATTTAAATGGTTCGTAATAATTATCGTACTGCCCAGTTTCCCGGGCAGTGATTTCGGCTGAAATTCTCCAAGCACAATTATCGTACTTCCCACATTACTCAGTTCATGGGGAGGATGAAATTCTCCAGGCGGAGCGTGGAACGCCACAGCTCTCTGAAATACCACCTGCCAATTATCGTACTGCTCCAGAACCAGCCAAGCGCAAGGGAGTAAAGAATCCCAAGCGCAATGGCAATTATCGTACTGCTCAACACCATGACGCATGGAGCCATCTGAAAAAATCCAAGCACAATTATCGTACTTGCATAGATAATCTGTCTCTGTCTCATAATTCTGATTTTTATGGTTTGTGTAGAAATATAGCCAATACGACCATTATCGTACTGACTATATAATTTAGGCCATAACTGCCAGGGTGAGGCGATTGCCGCTCCAACCCATCATCTCAACGTGTGAGTAAATCTCCTGCTTGTCGGCTATGATTCTCTCAACAGCCGCCAGGCTCTCGCAAAAGTAACTCTTTGTGCTCATAATTCTAATTGTTAATTGGTTAATATTCGTACTCCCTCACACGGAGGGAGAATTTTAGGCGTTGAGCTTTTCCAAGAGGAGATTTATAGTCTCGTCGTCCATCTTGTCGTAACCTGTGCAAACTGACTGAATCTGCTCAGATGTCGTGTCGCTCAGTGAGATTTCCTTGTGCTCGCTCAGGAAGAAGAAGCCAAAGAATGTCGCTACCAACTCTCCGCCAAATACTATTGGACGGCTACCGATTGTGCGCTGAATGCGCTGAATTGAAAATGTCTTGCTCATAATTCTAACTTGTTTAAATGGTTTGTAAATTGTAGAGCTGAGAGAATAATCCCTCAGCCCCATTTAGCCAGGATGTGCATCTTTGCACCACGTTTTATCTTTATCGTCTTAACCACGTGGCTCACACCCTACAGTTATTTGGGAGCTGCATCCCGTCAGTTTCTCTCGCCGCAAACTATTACGTTACCTGTGCCAACTGACAACACATTTCGGGTAGCTCTCTCTTATCGGATATACCTCACGTGGGATATAGCTACTTTACCCACGGTGGGAGATTTCCAACCACTGAAGCTCTCCCACAACTAGCTCGGACAATTCGGGAACACGTCCCACGATGCCCACTCGCTAGAATATGAATTATGATTTTCTTTGTCTATCACTGAATGCTTCCAAAGTTACATTTCTGTCTCTCTGCGCTATCAGTGGGAGAGTTCTTCTCTCCTATCGTTCCCCATGCTTTTCTGCATGGCTCTCCAAGGCTACGACTTCTAACTCTCACCGCGTGCCTCTCGCTTTCAGCACCACGGCGGCTCCTTGTTCTCACGTCTCTCGATGGGGTCTGTGCCACTCCTTATTCTCTCGAACTTATATTTTGCCAAGACGTTCACTCTCTGTAATTTGTCCCTAGCTCTCCCGCTAGCTCAAGCCCACACACCACGGCAAGGTTTACAGAAAACGTGTGGGAAAATTTGGGCACGACAGCCCGCGCTCGAAAAATTATCCGAGCGTAAAAAACAGGGTACGACGACCCGACCAAAATTTATAAATCCTGGCTAAAATCTCCCTGAGGGTGTCCTTTCGAGGACTCCCTCAGGGCGAAACTTGTAGGGTTGTTAGGTGGGAGTTATTCCCCGCCTAACTCTTTCATTTGTGCTTGCATAGCTTCCAACTCTTTTTGCTTGGCTGCCATTTGTGCGCGCAGGTCGTCAATGCTTGCCTTTTTCTTGCGTGCAACCTTTGAGCCACTCACAAAGGAATCGTGAAGCGCTTTCAACTTGCTACCAAGTTTTTGGGGCGTGTCGATGATAGCCGTTTGTTCGTCCTTGTTGTTCTCATCAAACCAAGCAAAGAAAGCGTCAAGTTTATGCGTGTGCGAAAACTCGCTTACAGCCGTGCGAACGCACTCAGTTTGTAAGTTGAGGTATAGGCTATCGCCTAACACGACGCTATTTGCGGCTTTCTTGTAGGCTCTCTTTGCAGCCTCCAAAGCCTTTGCAGCCTCTACCAAATCAGCGTCTTTGCTTGTGTTGAGTAACTCGCTTTTGTAAGCGTTCAAGGTAGCCAAAGAATCGACTACGTTTCCATTTGCGGAAATCTCCACTACATACTTCTTTGTATCCATATTACAACAAATTAGTATTTTTCGCCAAAGGGGCGTACCTTTTGCCCATCGTGGGCGTGTGCCCAAAAGGCACAATATACCCCCTATAAAGGGTATTAGCAATTTTAACTTTGCGATGCAAAGATACGACAATTTCACGATATTTGCAAATTATTTGTGTTAAATCTTTAATCGTAAATGCTTGATTTTCAAATAGTTACATTTTTAACATAAAGCCAAAATAGCCCTTTTTAGTTGTATATTTGCAACTATAACATAAGGCAAATGTTAACGTTTAACATTTCATACAAGTTCAAAAATACCTATTTTCGTGCACGTATGATTTAAGGCAAAGGGTATCACGAATAAGGCTATATAAAAGCCGTATAACGTGTTAAATATTAGTTAGTTATTACTTATACGTTGGGCTTTTTATAAGGGCTTAAATCGGCTTTAAATGTGGTGTGGTATCTTTTGGTTACTTGGCATCCGCTTATTATGTTGGTTTCCCTTTGTGTGTTGGTATCTATTGGTAACTATGCATTTCCTCTTCCTCCTCCTCTGTCTCCTCTGTCTCCTCTGTCTATATCAATTACAATGTAAATAAAAATAACTTTTTACAAACTTCTTGATTTGTCAAATAATCGGTCATTTTGTATAAATATGCGTGTTAATATATTTTACGTATAAATATGCAGATATTAACAAATGAATAAATATGCGTGAAACAATTTAGAAATGAATAAATATTATATTTTATGCTCTATAAAGTGCTGATTTATAGGGCTTTATGAGGGCTACAAAATTAATATAATATAGGCAAAGCGTGAAACATTTTTAAGGGTAAAATATACACTTATAATATATATTATAGTATATAATATAGGCTATTTTGTACGTATTTTTCGCAATGCATGGGGGTAGCCCTTATTGGGTACACATTTTGAGGTCATAGTCGCCTTTCGTAAAAATTTTTTCTTCCGATTTTTTTTCTTTCTCAATTTTACAGACCATTATTGTAAATATTAATTACTTTCTTCCATACCTTTCATATTATGCATATTTATTCAATAATATTCGTAAGCAATAACCCTAGATTTTATCTGTACAGACATCCTTGCTACTTAGAAACGTATATTTATCCGAAATTAAGTAGTATATTAAAATTGTATAAAAATACAGTTATATAAAGGGTTTTCGTATATTATTTCGGATATTTTGTATATTTTTGCAAAGTCTTCTTGATATATAGGCGTTCTATGGGATATTGCGCCGAAATCGGGCAGATTGTACGAAAACCCCTTAAACAAAGGGGAATATCATACACATATCATACGAAAAATCGAAACAAAGGAAAGGAACATGGAAAAAGGCATAGCCATAGACAGTTTGCACAGTCAGTTGGTCACGTTGTCGAGGGACGGCAGTTACTCCTTCGACAGGTTCCGTGACGACTGGGGAAGGGCGAACTCGCAGAAGTACAACATGATGAAGGCCGACTTCTCCAAGGAGATCAGGAAGCTCGCCATGCACGCACCCGTGAAATACTACAACGGGTGCTTCTACCTGTACAACGGGAAGATATACGAGGCTGTTGACCAGTCCATCGTGGAGCAGGCGTACCAGCTGCTGCTCACCGACCTCTACATTGCGCCGATGATATACAACACCAGTGTGAGGAAGGACGTGTTCCTCGCAACCATCAGCTGCTACAACGTCCTTCGCCCAAGCTTCTCGGTGGTGGCCTTCAGGAACGGCGTGGTCGATTTCGGGAGCGGAAGGAAGAATCCCGTCCTGCTGCCGTTCTCACCCGAGTACCACGTCACGTACTACCACCCTTACGACTTCGACCCAAGGGCGAGGTGCCAGAGGTTCGACAACTTCATACACGAGGTGCTGCCCGACAGGACCTCCAGGATGATACTCCAGATGTTCCTTGGGCTCGGCCTGGTGGAGAGGGGCATGGCGTACAACCTCTACGGAGGCGGTGCCTCCTCGAAGGTGGAGATGTGCCTGCTGCTCATCGGCGGAGGGGCGAACGGGAAGAGCGTGCTCTTCGACATAGCGTGCGCCCTCTTCGGGAACGACAAGGTCAGCAAGATGGACTACTCCGAGCTGACCGCCGACGGCGACGAGGGCATGAGGGGAAGGTACCCGATACGGAACGCCATCTTCAACTGGTCGTCGGACTCCGACCCAAGGAAGTTCGGCCGCAGGAACACGGGCATGTTCAAGAGGATGGTGTCCGGGGAGCCCATCCCCATCAGGAGCCTAGGCAAGAACATATCCGAGTCAGAGTCGGTCCCCTACCTCATCTTCGCCCTCAACGACCTCCCACTCTCGGACGACGCCTCGCTGGGGTTCATCAGGAGGCTACAGTACGTGTCCTTCGACGTCACCATCCCGAAGGAGAGGCAGGACCCGGAGCTCGCCGGCAAGATCATAGAGAAGGAGCTGAGCGGGGTGTTCAACTGGGTGTTCCGTGGGTCCTTGGAGATTAGGAGGAGGAAGTTCCAGTTCCCCGCGGCGGAGGGAAGCCTCATGCAGCTGCTTCGCTCGATGATCGGGAGCCAGCCCGTGCGTGCGTGGGTACGTGCCTACGGAATAGGCAACGAGGCGCAGACCAGGGGCGAGGTGTCATGGTGGTGCAAGGCCTCGTTCCTCTATGAGAGGTTCGTCCAGTTCTGCCGTGACAACGACCAGGAGGAGAAGTCCATCCCATCCATCCAGAAGTTCGGCCGTGACATGGTGAACGTTCTCGGATTCGACAGGAGGACGACCAAGAACTGCAAGGAATACAAGCTCTTCCGAGTCACGGAGCCAGACCTGAAGGAGACGGTCCTCATCGAGCAGGTGCAGCTTCCTGGCGAGTGCGACGAGCCGGAGGACGAGGAATTCATCAAGGACGACGACTAGGCTTATGGACAGGGAGTACATCAGGGGAATTGTCAGGAGGCTGACTGGCGAGCGTGCGGGCAGGCACCTCCACCCCGTCAACGTTGACATCAACCGTGTCGTGGCTGTCATAAGGGACGAGGCCCTGGAGACCATGCGCTCCATGTGCAGGGACGGGGAGCTATCGGTATCGAGGACGGTCAACGGCGCATCAGTGAAATGTGTATAGATTATGAATGACATCAAGATATACGACTCATCATCCATCCCGAAGGGAGACTTCTTTCATAAGCAGTGGGCAAAGACAATCGCCATGCCGGACGGAGAGACTATCTCCTCCGACATAGAGGATATTGAGCTAGAGATCCCAGGCGACATGAAGCTGGACTCCGTTCCGCAACTCCACGAGGAGCATTCCTTCACAATCGAGCTTAGCAAGGAGGAATCCGACAAGCTATCCAGAATGCTCTGGCTGGACAAGATGGAATGGCTCACGCATCAGTTGAACACGGTATGGAAGAATAAATTCTTTAAGAAATGAAAAAGGCTGATTTCAGGTGCAAGGACTGCATCTATTACTTAAACGGAACGTGCAAGCACTCAGGTGAGTACAGGACCACGAAGTCTGACAATGCGGCTTGCGTGAACTTTGAGTGGATTAATATTAAAATTTAAAATATAGTTATTATGAGTTTGCCATTTGGAAAGAAAGTAAAGACAAGACACTTCTACTTGTTGAAGATAAGCAGGAGTCTGTCGAAGAAAGAGGTCGCCGAGCTGAGGAAGGATATTCCGGCCGACATAGCGAAGCACCTGCAAAGAGGCTCATTGCCTTATATCAAGGTATCCGACATATCTGGCATGTGGGCCGTGGAGTTCGCCATCGGAACATCAATGTTCCAAGCTTTCGACGAACTGAACCCGGCGGAAGTCGGCGACCATCTTGAGTTGGTCGGAAACGAGGCTAACGGGGTTGAGGCTACGGTGCAGCTTATGTTCGCCGACACGACTCTCCTTGGCGACGACGAGTACGTGACAGGGAAGCTGAAACTTCGTGACGAGTACATCAAGCGTGAGGCTGAGCGCAGGAACGCCGCCGCAGACGCAGGCAAGACCGAGGAACGGCTTCGCGAGGAAAGCGATGAGGCTACGCAAGAGGTGGCCGACCGAGACAAGCACGCCGCTACCATCTTGGAGATGGGCGAGCACATCAAGGAAGGAGGTGAGTGATGGAATGCGATAAATCCCTTATCTCAATCATACAGGATCACACCTCGATGCAGACCGCCTTGTATATGATAGCCGACGCCATCGAGTCTAAGGATCTTCCCAATCAATGCTATCTTCCTTGCTTCAACGATCGGGGCATAGAGGATGTTGTTACCCTTTGCCTTGAGCTTGCCACAGGCAAAAAGTACGAGTAATTTTCTATTCTCTTTTTTTTACTTACATAATTTCATAGTTTTGGTTAAAAGTGAAGGGGTGTCATCTGTGAAGACGGCACCCCTTGTTGAACCAAATTTTAGAATTACGAAACAGACTGCGAGAGCTGTAACGAAATCTGGTCGCAAAGTTAAGTATTTTTTACTTGAATAAAGACAAATTTAGATGGATTTTACTAAACTTTAACCTTTCTTTAGCTGAAAATCAGCCTTTCCGTTCTTGAACAACAAACACTCTGCACATGAGTTTGGATAGTTGGCAGGAATGAAAAAGTGGACTGTCGTGTCTTCGGTCTGCAACTCGTCTTGTTTGATCTTGGAATAGTCGGCTATCATCGCAGTGGTCTTTTGCCACTCTGGGGATCCAAGTTTCTGCTTTCGTTGGGCAATGACAAGGTTCTTCATAATCTCCTCCTTGGATGTCGCTCTAGCCAGCTCCTCTGGGGTTAGGTCGTCCCCACTATTCTTTTCCCTGGCACCGACAACCTCGGCGATCCTCTTCTGGACAGACTCCAGTGACTCCAGCTTGTTCATTTCTCGCTCCAATACGTCTTTCGCCCAGTTGCATCCGTGTCCTTGGAACGCTATCATCCAACTGTTACGAATAGACAAGCCAGAGCCTCTGAGGCTCGCGTAGATGTAGTACCTGACATCCTTCATGCCAAGTTTCTTCGCCTTTCCGTAAACGTCAGGCGTAAGGTTGTATCCTGTAATTTCTCCGTCCATGATTTCAGTCTTTAAAGTTTAACGTTTGCTGCTTTCTTGTAGCCTTCCAGTCCTCCATTGGCTTCCCGCTTATCCACCAATCGAAGGTGTCCTCTGGCGAGAGATGTGTATATTTACCTCGTTTTTGAAGTTCTTTTATAGCATTTATCCAACTTTTGTAAACGTGAGGATATTTCTTTGTCTCCTCGATCTTTTGTCTATACGAAGACATCGGGCAGCAGAGGCATCCGATTCTGTGATAGCCTTCGTCGTACAGCTTGCAATGCTCTATTCCGAGCGTATTGAGGAAAGTCCATACCTCTTCGTCCGTCCACTCGATGATTGGAGAGATAAGCAGCGACTCGTATCCCCTTATGCAGCCGATGACATGTTCATCTGTAGCATTGGTGATGTTTATTTCGTGTACCCCACCCTTAGTCGGTCTGCCACGTTTCTGCGAGTTTCTCCTCTCACGGAAGGAATCCAATCCTTCGAGATCACCGCTATACTTGCGTCTCGAAATCTCTACTTCGTTGCGTTTGGCTCTCCTACTACTTTCCGCACGTCTGATACCGATAAGTACTACGTTTCCTGCTCCAATTCCTTCTTTGTACGTCCTGCAACACCATCGCGTGATTCGTGTTGCCAGCGCACCTTCATTGACCGCCTGGTTGTAGATGCTGATTTGCGGCTTGATCATGTCAACATCAGGATATTGCTTACGAACAAAGCGAATTACTCCTGGAGGGTCAACGGAAGTGAGTCCCATGTGAGTCTTGAACCTCACGCCTGCTATCTTCGCTATGTGATAGAGGCACTGCGAATCCTTGCCGCCACTGAAGCTGAGATAAAAACCATTCTCTTGGTCGTATGCGAGTGCCAGTTTCTCTGCCTTCCTCAGCAGATCGACAGAATGAAGAATCTTCTTCTGGAAATCCTTCGAGAACTTTGGAAGTGTTTCTTCCAAGGTAAAATATAATTCAGAATTTATCATAGCTATTTTGTTTTGTTGTCCTTGAATACAAATTGTGTGTAACAGACACACCCAACATGAAAGGGTGGGTATGGATCTCTGAAAGAATGAACGCCCGCATCGACTTCGTTCTGGCAAGTCTCACAAGGATAGGATGAGCCACGGAAGACCTTGAATCCGATAGCTCCGATCTCTTGCCCGTACTCTTGCTCCGCCTGCCCCCACGCTATCGAGATGACCTGCTTGGAGTTTCTCACGATGTTTTGATATGCGTTTTGGAACACGCCCTTGCCGTATGATGGCGTGGCGATATTGATGTCTTTCTTCTGGGCTTTCGTGATGACCGATGTCTTGTATGGGTCCTTGTATCCAGTTCGGATTGAGGAGAGAATCTGTTGATCGTTGTATCCCATCATGGTGCCAGCCTTGACCATTCTCACGATGTCCTCGGCGAAGTTTGAGAGGTATGTGGTGTTCCTCTCGTTCAATGTTTTTCCGTATATGTCGCCCACAAGGAAACTCTCGATGTTGTCCGTGTCAATGCCGAGAATCTTGCACGAAGCCTTTGCGTAGGCTCCAGTGTAAGACTCTATGTCATTAGAAGCTGTTGAGGCAATGTTCTTTGCGTCAGATAGGAAGGAGGACTCATTTCTGAGCCTCCCCCCTTCCCTATATTTTTTTGATGCGCTCACAATCTTCTTCGCCACATCGAAGAGGATTGTCTGCAAGTGGCTCTCGCAGTTCCTGAGTGCCTGGGAACGTTTCTTTGCGTAGTTGACGCTTCTCTCTATCTCGCTCATAAATTATCAATGTGTCTGATTGAACTTTTTCCAGTTGTTCTCGTTCGGTCGATTTCCCCATCTGTCGGTATTCTTGCCCTCGTCCGGGCGACCTGCCTTACGGCCATTCCCTGTGCGAACGTTGCCGCTGGTGCCTCCATTAATCTTGGCCTCGGCTTCCTTCTCCTCGATTGCATTCTGTGTCTCGTTGTCGGCGCGCTCAATGTCAACGAGAAGGTCTTGCTCCTGCTCCTCCTTCTTCTCCTTGACGATGCGCTCCCACTCACCTGTCTTAGGGAAGTCCGGGCAACGCTCGGATGCAGTCTGCTTGGAGAGGAATCCGTTCTGTACTGCAGTGGATAGGTTTGCCATGGTCTCCGTCTTGTTCTGGTGGATATAGATCTCTATCCAGAAGTTGATGTCAAGACCCGTCATTGAGGCCATACAGTTCTCCTCTGTTCCAATTCCGAACTTACAAATCCTCACAAGCGCCTCCAGGAACGGCTCTATCTTCTGTGAGTCATTGGTCGCCATCTCGACGGCAGGAGAATAGAGAAGCTTGATGGCGACACCCGGGAGGTCTCCAGACTTTAGCTCTGGCGGCTTCACCGTGAACGATAGCTCGTAGATGAGGTCGTAGGACTTGTTGAGCTGTGTGGCGAAGGCATCGGAAGCGTCCGTGCCATTGAGGAACTTAGCGTCATTATCCTTGCTCTCCCCACTGATGGCTATCGTTTTGGCCGCACCGCTTGGGTCTCCGCTAATCTCCACCTCTCCGTCACCTATGAGCGTAAGGATAGGGAAAGCGTACGCCTTGTTGTTCTCGCAAAGGTAAGAGTAAGCTTCCTCATAGTCCTCGATATTCTTCTGGACTTGCGACCAGCATGGTCCGTCATCGTTCCTCATATACGCAACTGGAACAAACTGGAACCCATGTTCCTTCTCCTCAACACACGTATATCCGCTCACCCCGAAAAACTTGGCGATAGTCTTGATGGTTTCCTTGACGGCTCCCTCGTTCATGCCACGACGGAAACGATACATCTTGGAGTCATCCCATACCTCAACCAACTCAGTCCTTGCGTTTCCGTCCTCATCATAGTCGTAATACTTCCTTGCGAAGCAAACCAATTCTCCGGTAAGCGAGTCAAAGTGGGGATAGAGTATGTCTCCCTTGTCGAAGGAAAGAGTCCTTGTGCCAAAATTTCCTTTCTTGTCGAAATATCCGACAATGGCGCAGTCCGCAACCTTCATGTAGGCGGATACAGCCTCGAAGAATCGAATCTCCAGATGGTGCATGAGCCATCCCTTCTTGAACTTGTTCAACAGTCTCTGGCATTCCTCGCAATCATCGCCGTGCTCGTCGTCGCTCAACTCGAACTGAACGTCATTCCCGGTGAGGTGCAAGACGTGCTTGACGTGGATGAGTTGCTGGAATGCGAAGGCGGTTCGCTGGATTTTCTGCCTGTACCACTTTCCGTCGTCCGGGTTCTGTTTCCAAATGTCCGGATACTCCTTCGGGTCGAATATTCTGTGTGCAGTTGGATAGAACTCACGGAGGAAATCCTTCTGGGTCTTTACCTTGAAGTACAATGTGTCATCCTCCGGCATACTGACATCGTCTGAGTCCGACACCTTTTCGCTAACAGACATTCCGTGGTCCATATAACCATCCGGTGTCATCTCGAAGAAGGGCTTCTTGACAAGAATCTCCCTCAGTTTCTTTTCATTTATAACATCCATAATCCTTTTACCTTTTTATGTTTCTTCTTTGTTAGGGTGAATATCATTCTGTAGAACCACGACTCGAAGAAGTCAGGGGAGTGTCCGACGTACTTCTTCGCCTCCTTCTTCGGTATGAGCTTAAAGCCTCTACTCTCGTTGTTCTCGTCACGGCGGAGCATCTTTCGCTCCTTCTGGAGTATCTGCCTCAGAGGAACCTTGTCGAAGCCATCCCCTGAATACTTTCTTTCAAGCAGCGATGGCTCGATGGAAATTATCTTCTCCTTTATCATCCTATAAAATAGCCAAGCGCATTGTGACTTCAGGTCCTTATAGAGGTACTTGACTCCTTCCTCTTCCTTCCTGCTCTCGGCGTAAGGAGCTGCTTGGTTGTTGAATGGAACAGCATCCTTGAAGAACCCCTTGAAGTATTGCCCTATTCCCTGCATATCGTAGGTGAAGTTACACTCCTCGACACCCCATTCCCTCAGTTTGGCCTGTACTACAGATACCAGTGTCTTTGAGTCAAGTCTCAACACCACGAGGTCTGCGCAGTGCCATCCAATCCATAGCCACATCACGAAGTTGTCTCCTCCAGTGAATGCGATGTCGGCTGAGGCTCTCCTGATTCCGTCTCCAAGTTGCTTGGAGTTGTCGAAAATTTCCTCAAGGTCATCCATCTTGATCATGTCATCGCCGGCAGCTTTCCAGTTCCAGTTGGCTTCCAGGTCTCGCATACGCTGTTCCTCATCCTGTTGGGCAAGGTTGGCGATATATGATGCGTCAGTAGAGATAAGCTTGATGTTCTCCGATACATCGGCACGGATGAATGTAGCAGACTTGATGAACATCTCAAGCTTCGTGTAGCCAAGTTCTGCATAGCTGTCTTTCCAAAGGCTGTCAATGATTCCCTTGCATTGCTCGTACACCTCTTCTCTTGTACCTCCCCAGTAGATTGAGTCTGGAGTGTCTCCGTCCATGAAACAGTATCGAATAGTTCCGTCTCGCTCTGGAATAATATATCCATCCTCGTCAACCCACCAGTCGATGAACTTGCGAACCCATGACTCCGGGTCCGGGTTGCAGGTTATCCAGAATCGGTTTCTGATATGGGCGGCGTTTCGATTGTTGGTCAAGAGGTACTTGAATTTCTTGTATGGGCACTGCGTTCCCTCGTCGATGCAGACATAGGCGTACTGCCTACCCTGGAACCTCGTCTTGAAATCTTGGTATGCTCCTGCATAGTAGGAGAATTTGAGCCATCCCCCGTTGACGAAGTTCCAGGTCATGTCGTTCTGGGACTTGTTGTACGTACCGAACTGGGAGAATAGTTTGTATGAGTCCGTTACGAGCGACTGCAAGTCGTCCTTCTCGTTACGTAGGATGGTGGCATGGAAGTCTGGGTTCTTGATGTCTTTGAGGACTTCCATAAGAGAAGAGAAGGACTTGGAGTTGTGAGTGACGATGAAGTCTTCCACCATAAACAGAGAGTTTGTGTTGTTCACTGCAATACAGCAGCACTCCTTCTCTCCTACATATTCAAAATCAACAATCCTTCTTCCCAGTTCGCTTACGCCGCCATTGTACTCGGTACAAAGCGACTTCTTACGTGGAAGACGAAATAAACGTTCTGACTGATTAATTCTGATGTAAATATCATAATAATCGCTTGCCTCTATACGCTCTCCATTCTTGGTATAGTGGTTCTCGTACTTATTTATAGTGGCAAGGCCTCCAAGGCTGTTTACTAAAAACTTAACGTCTTTAGCAAGCTGCTCACTGACTGTCGCAAACGTACAATGCCCACGCTTATCCACAGTACCATCGGTATCCATAAGTCCTTGAAGGATAGCCCACCTTGTCTCTATAGAGCCAAACTTATAAAAATCGGGAACAGACTTATTGAAAGCGTCGCAGCCGTAGAGCTTTAAACCCTCAAGATCATTACGTAATCTCTCATCCTTGATTCTGTAATCACAAGCTATACTGCCTTGTTTTTGTGCATAGTTAGTCATATTGATGCCAACACTCTCAAACTCTCTCACGACATCTTCGTCTGCGCTACAGAGCATAGCATCATAACTTCCATTCTTTATATTTGCGGTTATACATCCATCTCCAAGTATGGCGCCCATAACGTAAGGTGAGCTCGTTGGTTTGTAATGACGATTTCCCCAAGAGCGAGTAAACTTTACAGGCTCACACAAAGGTATGAGCAACTTGCTATTTTTAATCTCGCCAGTCTTCAGCTTTGCGAGGTGGTCAACAACCATCTGGGTGGTCCATACCCTATAATCATCATTGATAGATAACCCGTTAATGATTCTCTTCTTACTTCTATAGCAAGTCTTACGAACATTCCAGAGGTGGTCGTATGACGCAATAACTTCGGATCCATCGACAAACTTTAGTTTGTAAGCAGGAAGTTTGCCGTGGTCTTTGCGATATACGACACGTTGCATGCCGCCATCCGTACCACTAATAATGTCGCCCTGTTTTAGGTCGCCTATACGTCGATAGCCAAATGGAGTAACAACCTTTGTATCGACAAAAAGTGGGCCGCCTCTACTTCCTCCAACTATCTTGATGTCGGCATCAATAGACAGCATGCGCTCCTGCCCGCCACGTTGAGCAATTATTTTCAACTTGTCGGGGTGCTTCTTGTCTGCGTCACGGAGAGATTGGATGTACTCTTGCGTGTAAATCTGGTCTCCGTTATCTGTTTTTAATCCTGAAAAAGCATCTTTTTGCATAAAAAATCTATATTTTCTGCAAATTTATACATTTTTTCTTGCATTATTGTATATTTATTCGTATTTTTGCGAATGAAATACGTATATTTATGCAATTTTAGCGGAAGAACCGCTATTTACCTAGCAAAAACTTAAAGTATGACAAGAGAAGAACTCTTAACACTCGTGAATGGAAAGGTGAATACCACCTCTTTCATTTCATTGTCGCAAAAGACCATCGAAGAGGAACTTGATGATGTCTTGGACGAATTGGGTGACGACGAGGAGGTAAACGACAGAATCGTCACAAAGTTGGCTAACCGCTTGAAGCGTATGGACTCAAACGTTCACAAGAGCGTCTCAGACGAGATGAAGAAGAACAAGGACGCTGAGGACGAGCGCAGGCGAAGGGAGGACGAGCGCAGGCGAAGGGAGCGTGAGAAGAAGAATCCTGAAGAGGAGGACCCAAAGTACAAGGCTCTTGAAGACAAAATCGACAAGCTCTTGGCAGCCAACGCCGAAAGGGACAAGAAGGAAGCGAGGAACGCTACCATCGAGTCCGTGAAGAGAGGTTTGAAGGACAAGTTCGACAAGGCGGAGCTTGAGTTGAACGATTTCTTCCTTGAGACCGCTCTGGAAAAGCTGGAGATTCCAGAAGAGGGCGTAAATGTTTCCGATTTGGTATCGAAGGCAGAGGGCATCTACACCACCGATTACAAGCGTGCGAATGGAGGTAAGGCAATCCCTAGAAAAGGTCAGGCTGGATCTCCTTCAAGCTCTAAGGAAGACGATGAGTTCATGGAAGAAATTGCCAAGAGACGCAAGAAGTATGGTGATCAGGATGCCAAGTAACACATAGGATAACAAATTAATTTAAGGTAAAAAGATTATGGATAACGTTTCTATTTCCTACATGGACCAGATGTTCTCCAATGGTATGCTTAACCACGGAGCGGTCATTATCCAGACAGAGGGTGAGGTAGGTGGAACCAGACACGTGTTCGCTGGTCTTGAGGCTCTTATCAAGAACGCCTTCGTTCATCCGCCTATCGGTGGACAGTTGGTGAATCCTTTCAAGGGACCTGGCAAGATTTACGCTGGTGACTTGATTGAGCACGACCTCGGTTTCACGGCAGGCAACGATGGCCCTGGCGCAACAGTCAAGATCCTGAAGGCGTATGAGGTGGCAAAGGCTACTACAGCAGCTACGGACACTGACATCTACATCACTCGCAATGGTTTCGTTCACATTCCTTACGTTGGTGACACCATCATGGTTGGTCAGAAGGACTTCGCTACAAAGGCGAAGGGCGTGACCGTGACTGCTGTTGAGGCTACCACTGACGAGGCGGCAGGCGACGTTTGGAAGGTCACGACCAACGAAGCTCTTGGAACCCTTGCGGTTGGAACAGTGTTGGTTGAGGCAGAGAAGGCAGGCGCAAGCGTCCTTCCTATGGTGAAGAACCCTAACTGCTTCGCTCCTTGCGACAACGACTTCCCTTACTTCAATGCCGGAGGTGACAAGTATCATCAGCCACGCACCAACATCAACTTCTGTATGTTGAACCCAGACTGCGTGATGTGGCTCTGCAAGATGGGACCTGTCCCACCTGCCGTAAAGGCGATGAACAAGTCACTTTACCCAGAGTTCTGGCACATTTAATATAATGTATAACGTAAAAGATTGATTCAGGATTATGGCAAAAATTGATATTGGAATCAGGCAACTCGCACGATTCTACGAGGGAAAGGGTAACAGCGAGTACCTCCAGAAGTTCATCAATCAGGACGGCGTTTTACGGTGCAACAACGGATGGTACTTGACGCAGGGCAACATTGACCCTAGCCTCACTCCGACATCCGACAATGGTGACGCGACATTCAAGGTTCGCACCCGCACGTTGAACCCTGCCACATTGATGAGTATGCGTGCTCCTCTCGGTGAGGGTTATCAGGGCGATCACGAGGGTATCGAGTGGTACACCGCATCCATCCCAGACTTCGCCGCTGACGGTTTCCGTGAGACTGCGACCGAGCGTTTTCACAGGATGGAACTCCTCCGTAGGGAGTTCGGTAACGACGCCGACTTGGTCGATCAGTATCTCGACAAGGTTCAGGTTCTGTACGACTCACTCGATATGACCATGACTTACATGTCAGCGCAGTTGAGTTCCACCGGCTTCATCGACTACAGCAAGATTGGCCGTGGTATCCAGGAGCCTCTGTATGACGCGAAGGTTCCAAAGGAGAGTTTCAGAAAAGGCGGTGCTCTCGCCTGGAACGATGCTAAGTGCGACTTGCTGGAGCAGATGCGACAGATGGAGGAGGACTGGCGTGAGGCTCACATCGAGCAAAGAAGCGTGAAGCTCGTATGGCAGATGACCAAGAACGACTTCAACAAGGTGTTCTTGAAGAACAAGCAGGTTGCTGAGATCTATAAGAGCTGGGCAGCTGCGAACTATGTCGGCTTCTTGCAGAACTACGGTCCTAACCGTGAGATGTTCCTGAAGTCCGTCGTGGACATCAATGGTCTCTCTTCCATTGAGATTGTCGATGAGATTGAGCACAACAAGCGTTTCGACGGAGCCGTGTCCGAGATTCATGGCTGGAATGACGGAACAGTCGTTCTTCGTCCAGCAGGCAAGCCTTTGCGCTTCATGCGCAAGGAGATTCTCGACAGACGCATCTTCGACACCCTTGGCAACAAACTTATCGACGTTGCATGGGCGACAACCAACAATGGACTCGGATTGCTTCGCAACATGGTTACTGCGAACGGTATGTACAAGGAGTTCAAGACAGACTTGTTCCTCGCGTCCGTTCCTGCGATGCTCGACTCCCCATACCGTTGGATTATCGACATCACAAAGAAGAATGGCCAGGAGTAATTAATTAAGCAAACGATTGTATGACTATGGAGAAGGAGACAAACGCCTACACCGTGCTGGACTATCTTGCAAACAAGGTCAACTTTGAAGTCTATAGGGAGACCGTCATTGGCATCCTTGCGGACAGGGGTGTTGACCCAAGCGATATGTACGTGGACTCAGACAAGGACACCATGAGGCTCGCTTACGCAGACCTACTGAAGTGGTTTTTGCTTGGTCCGAGCAAGGTGAACAACACCTCCGACTCCGACAACGGATGGACCCATTCGGGAGGCGGTTACGACATGAGCGACGACGACAGAGCCGAGATGAAGGCAGAGGCGAATGCCATCTACAAGGAGTTGGAGCCTGGGTCAATGCTCAAAAAAAAATCTTCCTTCCGCATCATCTCTCACGGCGTGAAGAGGGCCAGCTATTCTCCATGGGGAAGCCCTCTTCCCCACCTCATCAAATGAACCGCCTTATGCTGAAGCAAAGAATAGTCAACGAGAGGTATCCCCATGACATAAGAATCGTGAGGATAGAGGAAAACGCCAATCCATTCTCTAATGAGGACAGGAGCGAGATAGTCCTGTACGAAGGAAAGGGTCGCAGTTATACCGATACCACAACCGAGGGAGACAATAACGTGGACGAGAACAAGAGGAAGGCATCCATTCCCGTAAGATTCGACGAATGGGATGCTGGCAGAAAGCCTCTTGATGGTGATACCATTTACGCCACGGTCGGCAACAACACGGAGGTTGGCATGGTGAAGGACTGCGAGCCGGACAACAACAGGACGGTCGTCTATTGGAATTTCAGGAGGGTTTAGCCTATGTCGTCTGGATCACTGTCAGATAGGTTCTCGCTGATGGCAAAGGAGATAATCGGAAGGAAGACCGTGGGTGCTATAACAAAAAAGCTTCGCTCGGCTGCTTTCGAGATGGTGAGCATCTATGCGAACACAAAGGACTACTACGATGTGACCGGTAACTTGCTCAACTCTTTCGCCGTTGGCATATATCACCAAGGCAAGCTTGTGGATATAGTTGACGCCAGCGATGTCGGAAGAGAGCCGCCAACGAGGTTGTCACTCGCAAAGGGAGAGGCCTACAATAAGGCGGCCTACTACACCGGGGAGCCCGTTGCCCACGTAATGCCGAATGGAAAGTCCGTATCAAGACCTTATCGTGGAGAGTATGGAAGCGGAGGCCAGGATGGAGAGGGCGCAGCAATAAGAAGCTTGCGGCAGATGCACCCAAGCGGCACATACGCACTCGTTGCGGTGGTCGCCATGAGGTACGCCAGCTTCGTCCAGAACAAGAAGGGGCACGATGTGCTCTCCGGGCTGAGGGATGAGATGCCCGGTATTTTTGAAGGAAAGGTAGTTACAATATGATAGACATCAAGACCATGTACCAAGATTTATGGAACGCCCTTGACGGTATCTGCGATAGGACGTACCTTAGAAGCCGCCCGAAGTCTGTTGACACAGCGGTCGGCAGCTACATAGTCGTAGAGCTCCCCTATTCCATCAAGAATGCCGAGATAGACTTCAAGGGGGCATACAACGACTATATCACAACGGCGCAGATTGGAATTTATGTTAGGGACAAAATCTCGGCTTCCAAGCCCAACGGATTCGATGTCTGTACGATGGACGAGAAAGTCAAGGCTGTCCTTGGGAAGTTCCCGATAGCGTCCGGCAATATCCTGGTAACTAGACCAAGGGTGACGATGCAGGGAGATGACGGAGACGGATTTGGGATAACCATCATACAGGGACGTTTGCGAACGAGGTAATCAGATTGTATAACATTTAAAATATTCAGGATATGGCAACAAAGACAAAGCAGGAGTTGAAGGACGTATTCAATGGCCTTAGCTCCGTTCTTTACACCGACGAGGTAGTTGACTTGAGCTCTGGTACTCCTACCATCACTACGAAGTACAACTTGCCTGTAACGGTTGACACCTTGCAGCTCAGCCAGGACGACCCAACCGTGAATCACTACAAGGTAATTGGCTTGGATGGCGACTGGACTTCCAGTGCAACATTGGGCGACATGACCGTCCAGTTCACCGTGCCAACCAAGGCTAAGGAGGTGTTGCAACTCGCATACGGCGAGAGTGCGGTCAAGGACATCACTAAGCTAACTATCACAACCGACGATGCGGAGGTTGACAACTCGGCTAACGGCTACGAGGGTGTCTCCTTGATGATTGGCAAGAAGAAGGTGACTGGCACGTTCGTCCTCGTTGACGAGGAGAAGAAGAACCTCATGGTCATCACAAACATCGCTCTCTGGGCGAAGCCTCTTTACGAGAATCCTGGCACCGAGCCTTTCGCCATCCAGTTCACAGGAACTATCGAGGGTGCGGGCAGCCAGAGCTTGGCTTGGCTCAAGAAGAAGTCTGCTTAGACTAGGGCGGGCGCGGGGCAGAGCGTTGATGTGACCGACCCTGTCGTGACGCAGCAGGTCAAGAAGAAGTAAAAGACATAGTCTTCTTTAGGTAAACAGATCAGGATAACAAAACCGTTGGGCGGCAGGCTGGTAACGAGCCGTGCCGCCCTTCTTCATTTTAAATCATACAATCATGGCAGAGGAAAGCAAGATGGAGCAGCCCGGCACGGACTTACAGGGGATGTTGGACAGCATACTGAACGACGAGCCTACGGAAGTTGAGTTCCGTGGCAAGAAGTATATGATCGGATGGCTCAGGAAGGGCACGATGAGAAAATGCGCACATATCACCACGAAGGAAAAGGACGAGTGGAAACGCAACGTAAAGATTTGCGTAGCCATTCTCCTCAACAACATCTGGAAGATTCGCCTCATTTATTGGATCTGGTGGCGTTGGCTCTATTATGTCAAGGACGTTGACGTGGTAGAGATATTGAGTGTACTCGACAAGTCTAAAAAAAAAATTCCATCGAACGCATTCTCGTTGGCTACCATATTAGCGACAGGGATGACGGATCTGATGATGACGATGACGAGGAGAGAAGCAAGAGCTACCCAAGCAGGACAAGCTGGGGAGCAGCCTTCTCGTTAGCGGAGAAGTTCGGGTTCCTCTTCGCAAGAAAATACGGAATCGCAGCCTATGACTATTGGTGGGGGTATTCGTCCGCACAGATAGACCTGATGGTGGTTGACCAACCGGTTGTCGTCTATCCAAAGGGCGACAAGAAGGCCAAAACACCGACGAGCAAGGCTATGGACGACTTCTACGAGAGGTGGAAGGCAAAGAAGGAATCCGATAAGTCGCAGGATGGAGAAAAAATCTCCCTTGCGGACTATCTTAACGGAAAAATCTAAAACTTAAAATATTCAAGATATGGCAGGTGGAAATTTGGGCGACCTATGGGTTAGCCTTGGCATCAAGGAAACTGTTTCGGACGGGCTCAAGAAGGTCCTCGTCTCGCTCGACAAGACGGACGAGAAGTCGGCGGCGGTCGGAAAGGAAATCAAGTCTTTCGTGAAGGAGCTGAATAATGCCTCGGTCTCGGGCTCGTTGCTCAAGTCAATCGGAAGGATCGGCGAACTGCTTTCGTCCAGTGCGTCTGGGGCTGAGAGCCTTGGTCGTGTTCTGAAGGGACTTGACATCAAGGAGTTGTCGTTGCTTGGCGGCAAGGTAAACCTATCCAACCTCAATGAGGCTCACTCTCTTATAACCAAGATAATGTCGGCGATGGCATCGGGAAAGATGCCGAGTGGTTCCTTGGATAAGTTCTTCGACCTTGGAAACGCACAGGCGTATCTCACTCAGATAATGAGCATCGACAAGAACCTGAAATCCCTGAAGGAGCACTCCAAGGGTGTGACGGACGGTGCGATGAAGAACGATGCGAAGACCTACATAGACGGTCTTACGAATCTGAGGAAGAAGTTCCTGGAGAGTTTCAATAACAACAGCTGGAGGAACAACAACGACCTAAAGGGGCAGTTTGACGAAATGACCAACGGTCTCATACGATTCTATGACAAGCTGAACGCAAGCAAGGGCACGCCTACCCTGTTCGGCTCGCTATCAAAGGATGCGGATAAGGCTACCGAGTCACTGAGGAATACCGAGGCTCAGGCAAAGAAGACGGCAGAGGCGGTGTCTTCCACCGGAAGCGCGAAGAATCCTCCAAAGATGCGAGAGGCGAAGCAGGAGGCTTCGTTCAACAAGGAGGTTGACAAGATTGTCGGCGACTCGAAGTCAAGACGTGAGGCACAGAATGAGCTCGGAGGCGTGAAGGATGCCGCTGATAAGACGAAGGAATCAGTTGTAAGGTTAAAGTATGAGCTGAACGAGGTCCTCAATGCCTTCCGTGGCGCAGCCAGCAAGAACCTGGGCGTAGGCGATGCCGGAGAGAAGGGTCGTCAGCTCGTTGACATTCTCAACCAGATCAACAGGAAGAAGGCTGAGCTGTCAACAAGGGAAGGTGGCGACAAGCTCGCAGCTGAGATGGGTTCCATGGTGAACAACGCCATGACTTACATCAGGCTCTTGCAGAGGATTGACATTGCCCAGAGGAACATTGCGGACAAGAAATCCGCAAACCCTAATATTGATGCGTCAAAGTTCAAGGAGGCTACTGCGGTAATAACCAACTTCAGGGAAAAGCTCACGCAGCTGGAGAGTTCTACGTTCGTCACCGGTGTTGACAGCGCAAACGTTCTCGGAAACTATGCGAAGGCATGGCAGGTAGCCTTGGGGCAAGTTGATGAGATTATCGGGAAGTTTCAGAAAAGGAACCCACTTTCCGACCTAGACAGCAACTTCTCGAAGATTGACTCAAGGATTGATTCTTTCAGGGAGAAGCTGGCGAAGCTTCGTGACCTCATGTCAGAGGGAACTAGCAAGGGATTCAATACGTCCATGCTGACAGACCGCATCACGGGCATGAGCGGAATTGTCGCTCAGATGGAGAAGGCTTTGGCCAACGATGGAAAGATTCTGTCGAATGCGGACAGGATGAAGCAACTCTTCAACGACATGAGCGTAGAGCTCAGCAAGACCACTGCCGCCTTCCAAACCTATGGTAGGGAAAAGGGAAAGGTCATAGCACAGGAGCGTGAGCACGACAAGGAGTTGGAGAAGTCGAGGAGAAACCAGAAGGAACTCGCCGACAACACAAGAAAACTCGCCGACCTCTATTCCTATCTCGGTAGCGAGATGGCGAAGGCTGAAAAGTACGGAATGAGAGGCCTTGGTCTTGGCGTTGATACGTCCGGCCTTGATAAGGCTCTCTCTGACATGAGAGACTTCGCAAGCCTTATACAAGGTGTCCGCCCAGGTCTCATTGGAAAAGGCGGGAAGCCCGTATTTGAGGACTATAAGCAACAAGCCACCGATCTGGTGAGAGCCTTACGCTTGGCTATTGATGCACAGAAGGAACTAAACAGCGCGAGAGAGAAGTCGAACGCGAAAAAGGAAAGGGACAATACAGCCCAAGAGAACAAGCGACTCAGTGAGCTAAAGATTGCTGAGCAAAGATACAACGCCCTTGACCAGGCTATATGGAAATTGAGGCGTGAGGCCGACAAGTCAATCGCCCTGAACGTTGACACCACGAAGATTGACGGAAAGATAAGGGAGCTTGAGGTAAAACTCATGCACATCTCGTCTGTCAAGGAAAGGCTCGAAGGCAAGGATTATACCGCCATCGGAATGATGGGCAACATTGGTACCGGAAGGGACACCACACTTGCGGGAAGGGTTTTGACGGAACAGAAGGAACTGAACCGACTGCAAGAGAGGTTAAACTCGTCAAAGCTAAAGACCTCGTCCTTGGAAAAGGAACACGAGATGCTCCTAAAGCAAAGCGCAAAGGCACAGGCTGACCTCATAAGGGGATTCGAGAGGGCCAACAATGGTGCCGGAAGGCTCAACTCCACGATGCAGGACCTAAAGTCCCTCTTCCTGCAAGGAGGCTTGGTATATGGCGCGCAGCAGTTCGCAATGAGCATTATAACCACCGGTGGCGAGATGGAGAAGCAACACATCGCCCTACAATCCATCCTTGGCGACATACAGTACGCCAACACCCTGTTCGGCCAGGTGAAGGAACTGGCACTCAACTCCCCTTTTACATTCTCTGAGCTTAACCGAGACGTTAAGCAGCTTGCGGCCTATGGAGTTGAGTATGACGATCTGTACGATACAACGAAGAGACTTGCGGACATGTCTTCCGGACTTGGCGTTTCCTTTGACCGCATCGCCCTTGCGTTCGGGCAGGTGCAGGCACGTGGATGGCTTGACGGAAAGGAGCTTAGGCAGATTTCCTACGCAGGCATTCCTTTGCTCGGCAAACTGTCGGAGTTCTACACGAAGAAGGAGGGCAAGACTGTCACGACATCCGATGTCAAGTCAAGGATCTCGAAGAGGGAGGTTGGCTTTGATGACGTGAAGTCTATCTTCTGGAAGATGACCGACGAAGGCGGCGAGTTCCACAACATGCAGAAAACACTTAGCGAGACGCTTCTCGGCAGGTACAACAAGATGAAGGATGCCTGGGAGATCATGTTATCTGACCTTGCGAGCGGCGAGTCCGAGGTTGGCGACAACCTGAAGAGTATATTGGACGTTATCACTGATTTCGTACAGAACATCCACTCATCAGGGACGATCAACGGAACCCTTGGAATCATCACCGGTTTCGTGGAGAAGCTAGTGAAGCTGGCAAGCTTCATTTCCCCTATCGCAACAGCGGCTATTCCGGCGATGCTCTTCAAAAGGGGAGTATTTGACCAGATGGGAGGAAGTACGGCAAGCAACTACCTAAAGGCAAAGGGAGGCGTTGCGTCTGGCGTGATGGCAAGGGTAGCCGAGGGGAAACAAATCTCTGACATTGAGAGAGAGATTCTTAGGACAAAGAACCAAATCACAGAGGCTGACGTAAGGAACCTTGCGGAGGCGAAGGCTCTTACGAAGGCTGACCTCGACCGCCTCATGGTGAGCGGAAAGATTACCAAGGAGATATACAAGCAAAACCTCGCCATCTTGCAGAAGAATGCCGACAAGGACCTGATGGACGAGACGGCAAGATTGCAGAAGCAGGGAGGCTTCCAGAACAAGGCGAGAATCAAGGTGTTGGAGTTCCAGAACTCCCTTGGCGGCACCATGACTAATTGGCAGATGAACCTCGCGAAGGTGAACGGTTTCTGGGGAACGTTCGCCTCCAGGGGTCTGGCAGCCGTGGCGACCATTGGTCGTGGCATCGCCGGAATCGGAAAGATGATGTGGGGTGCAATCGGAGGACTTCCTGGCCTCATCTTCACTGTCGGATTCTCCGTCTATGAGTATTTCGCCGAGAAGCAGAGACAACTTGAGGCAGACATGAACAGGACTGCCGACGAACTCAAGGACAGATACAAGCAGATCGGCGAGTTCCTGAAGAGCAATGACATCTCCGACGCTATCTCCAGTAGGGACGAGAAGGCGATAGACAGCCTCATCGAGACCTACAAGGAAAAGTTGAAGGACCTGGCTCCTACCGACTATAACTTCCTTGTCATGACGTCCGAGGAAAAGGATAGCCACGAGGACAGGCTGAAATACCTAAAGAGCCAGCTTGAGCTTATCCAGCAGGCAAACCTTGAGGCACAGAAACTTGCGTCCGACAAGGGTAGCTACAAGGACATGCGTGACGATGCGACGAAGATGAAGGAGTATGCAGAATCCATGCTCGACGCGAGGGACAAGATGAACGCCTTCGGCTCGAAAGACAAGGACATCAGGAACTACATGAAGACCGAGAAGGAGTTCAATGAGTTCATCTCCCAGATGGCGGAAACCTACAAGGAAAAGATAAAGAACCTTGGAGCGAGCGGAAGGGCTGGTGAAGCCGCCTACTCCCAGTACACGCAGATTAGGGAGAGCATGCTGTCTTTGACTTCGTACACAGAGGAGGAGGCTCAGACGGTACGTGCCGCGCTGGATAACGCCCTAGGACTGAACGACCATACGACGGAGGACTTGTTTGCCAATAAGCTTCTATCCATGATTGGCGATACATTCCCAGACATAGCCAACGACATCAAGGCAAACAAGGAGCTTGACAAGGCTAGTCAAGAGAAGGTAAAGGCGATGATGGGGAACGCCAGGGATGAGCTTTTGATACAATTTCCATTCCTCAAGAAGGAGTTGCAGGACATGCTCGACAAGGCGGACTTCAAGGCTATCATCAAGCTAGCATACCAAGTATCCAACAAGTTTACTCCGTTCGAGTCCCAGATTTGGAAGAACTTCAGCAACACTCCCCTTTCGCCAGGCATGAAGGGCGGCCTTTATAACATTGCGTCTCCTTGGCTGAAAGAGGGAAACTTTTATGATGCAATGAACAAGGGACGGTCGTCGATTGACGAGAAACTCAACGTCCTTGCATCAACAAGAAGGGCGTACAACAACCGGAAGGCCACCAAGGAGCAGCTTGATGCGGCGAAGAAGGAATACGACAACACAAGGAGCTCGTATAAATACGCATTTGGAGAGGACTACGCCGGAGAAGGCAAGAAGTCCAACAAGACCAAGAAAACAAGGGGTCGTCAGGAGGATGAGGACTTGAAGCGTCTTCGTAAGAGGATAGAGCTATACAAGAAGTTCTACACCGAGCTGGAGAAGTACAGAAAGCTCTATGGCAGGAGCGGAGCATTGGCTATGCTCAACAGCGAGGAGGAGTTCAAGCCTGTCTTCAAGAACTACGGATTGTCCGACCCAGGTACATACGGAACTTCTATAAAGGAACTCCTGTCAAAGGTCCCTCTCACCACGAATGACCGAAAGGACTATCGCGACCTGGAGATTGGCAATATCCACGCCAAGAACCGCTCCGAGGAGGAGGACAGGATAAAGACCGAGAACGACCAACTCTCAAAGCGTCTCGACATCCTTTCCGAGCAGTACGAAACGTACAAGAAGCTCTACGAGCTGACTGGAAACAGTGACGCCTCCTCTCAGGTTGCGTTCGGCCACGTCCAAAGCGGAACATTCAAGGATTACTTGAACGAGCAGATGAAGTGGGCTGTGCAAGACCACAATAACCTTTTCGGCTCAAGCTTTACTCCAGAGGAGGTCTTCGGGATGGATGAGAACGACTTCAAGCAGTACTTCGGAGAGAATAGCGAGAATATCTCTGTCCTCTATGACGCCATGCGCAAGGAGAATGAGAAGCTCAAGAAGGAGACCATTGACTTGATGGCAGACCTCATCGAGAAGAACGCCACAATCGAACAACAGATTGAGGACGAGAACAGACGATATGAGAGACAACTTGAGCTCATCAAGGGCATAGATGATCCAAAGATGCGGCAGCGTGCGAGCGATGGTGCCGAGAAGACCCACAACGAGAACAACGCAAAGCTACAGTTCGAGCTATTCAAGGAAAGCTCCGATTGGGTAACGATCTTTGACGACCTAGACAGGGTTTCCTCATCCACCATCGACTCCATGGTTGGCAAGATTGACGAGTTCTCAAAGACCACCGGTCTATCGGTCGAGGTTGTGAAGCAGCTTCGTGATGCGCTTGGCAAGCTTAAGGATGAGCAGATTGAGCGCGATCCACTTCCATCAATCTTCGGTGGCGTGAGGCGAGGCAATGCAATAGGCAGTTTCATCAAGGATAGGCTCGGAAATGGAGCCGATGGCTCTGCAAAGGTTTACGTAAGCTCAGCAGAGGCGAAGAGGATGGGCATTGTCGGCAACAAGTCTTACACCAAGAATGAGCTGGAGAACGAGCAGAAGGGCGCGTACAACGACTCTTCCAAGGCAATCGACAAGACCGCTGCAAAGATGCAGGCGTTGGCTAGCTGTCTGGACCCCGTCGTTAACCTGTTCAGAGCATTGGGCAAAGAAGATTCCATCCTAGGCAAGGCTGTCGGCGGCGCAAGTAATGCGTTCAGTGCGGCAGCGAACGTGTCTGGTGGATTGAATGCTCTTGGATTGGGAAACCTCGGTCCTTATGGTGCTGCGGCAGCCGCCGCCATCAGCATGGCGGGAACTGTCATCAGCGCATTCGGAGCGGACTACAGTAGCTACAACAAGGCGAAGGAGCAGTACGAGACGTTGTCTTCCGTATGGGATTCGCTTATCTCGAAGAAGACCGAGTACATGAACATCCATTGGGGAACAGAGGCCAACGAGGCATCCAAGGAAGCACAGGAGATGCTGAGGGCCGAGATTGAGCAGACGAAGATTATCGCCCGGATGCGTCTTAACTCAGGATCTTCCGCAGGTTCCCACTCCATCTGGTACAGGATGTGGAAGGGTTCTTACAAGTACAATGGCCAAAACTGGCGGGATGTGGCTCCTGAGATTTCGAGGAAATATGGAGTGCGGTTCAATGGCATGGAGGACATGCTCAACATGAACGCAGACACTCTTTCCAAAATCAAGAAGAACTACACCGGCCTGTGGGCTAACATGGATGGCGACTTCCGTGACTACCTGGAGAAACTCATCGAGTACGGCGACAAGGCTGACGAGATGATTGACAACCTCACAGAGAAGCTTACAGGCAACAAGTTCAGTAGCTTGGTGGAATCTTGGGGCGAGGCTATGGCGTCCATGTCGAACTCTTCCGACAGCCTCGTTGATAACTTCGAGGAGAACTTGAAGAAGACGATCCTGAACTCCATGATTGAAGACTTGTACGGAGACCAGATTAAGGCAATTTTGGCGAAAGCTAAGAAGTATGGAGACCCAAAGGAGTCTGCCAACTGGTATGTGGACGGAAAATATATGGGAGCGTACACTCCGCAGGAAAATGCAGAAATAATGTCCGATGTGGAGCATATCTCAAAACAGGTTGAGGCAACGAGAGATTTCTTCAAGAAAAGCTACGGCTGGTCTGACAACAGCAGCTCCTCATCGACAAATTCCATCAAGGGCATTACCGAGGAGACCGCCGATTTGTTGGCTTCCTACTTGAACGCAATACGTCTCGATTGCTCAGTTATCCGTGCCGAGCAAGCCAAGTACTTCCCTGAGATAAGCGAGATTGCGAAGTCTCAGCTCACACAGCTGGGAATGATTTCGCAAAACACCCTACGAAACGCAGAGGCAGCCGAGAGGATTGAGACGGTCGTTGCTTCATTCAATGACAATTTCAACAAGGTTCTCAGCGGAACGAAAAAACTTAACGTCAAATAACTTAGTGGAGAAGGCATAACGTCTTCTCCATTTCGTTTTACAGAAATAATTGCATATTTATACATTTTTATCAGACTTATAATTGCATATTTATGCAGAAAGTATTATCTTTGCCAAATAAATAAGATAATCATGGACAATTATTTCAGGATATACTTGCAGCAGGAGAAAGATGGCGCGGATGTTATCGACGTCATCGAGTCTTTCGGCATGTACTGCATGGAGAATCCGTTCAAGCCGTGCGAGAAGGTCAAGGAGCCTAGCAAGCGTAGTTGGTATGACGAGAATGGTGATGATGAGTACATATCGCCGTCGGATGGCCTTCTCATGGAGGCATACGAGAATAGCGTGAAGTTCGGATTCCATGGAAAGGCTTATGGCGCAAACGATAAGCTGAAATCCTTTCTCGGCTACCTTCGTGGCGGAATGATGAAGATGTACTGTGAGTTCAACGGCATAGGAAGGCGGCACGTCCGACTCTCCAGCATCGACCCAAGCCTATACAGGGACGTTCGTGGGGACGAGGACATTCTTACGGTGTCCATCACATTCAAGTTTAACGACCCTAGTACGGATGTATCGCCGGTAAGATTGGATAAGAAAGTAGTGAATTTATTGCCTAGCACGTAAAGACAATGGGAAAATGGATTATATGTCATAAGGATGGCTCGGTATTGACGGATGTCAACGATGAGCTGGTAGTCATACACGGTCTGGAGTACTCGGATTCATGGATGGGTGAGTGTTTTGTGTCGATAGACTTCAAGCGTCAGTCTCCAATAGGTTTCGAGATTGGAGACTACATCATGTACCGTGGAGAGAGGTTCGAACTAAACTACGTTCCTGGTAAGGAGAAGCAGGCAAGAAAGGATACTTATGGAGAGGGGTTCACCTATGATGGCGTGAAGTTTAATTCTCTTCGGGACGAGCTTTCGAGGGCTGAGTTCCTGGACGTAGTGTTACATGATAACCAACTTCACTACACCACACTGCCAAAATTCCCATTCTACGTTGAGACCATCGACGACTTGCTAGACAGGATACAAGCTAACCTCAATGAGCAGATTGGGGATGGAAAGTGGAAAATATTCTCTCGTAACAAGGAGAGATCCATGCAGCGTGGATGCACGGCAGAGGAATGGAATGCAGTGTATGGCGACGGAACCAACGACTCGGCTTCGTTTGAATCCAAGTCCATCACCATAGATACGCAGAAATGCTGGGATGCCTTGGCTCTCGTTAACACGCAGTGGAACATAAACTTCGTCATAAGAGGGAGAAATATATATGTAGGAACGGCAGGCGTGATGACGGACGGTATATTCAAGTATGGTCTTGGCAAAGGGCTATACAAGGTTGACCAGAACGCAGATTCCGACCAAAGCATCATTACGAGACTCAGGGCCTATGGCTCCGAGAAGAATCTTCCTGATCATTATTATGCGGACCTGGGCATCAAGTATAAGGTCGGCATAACCAAGGTGGGTAATGCCGCAAGCTTTGTTGAGCTATACCTAGACCTCGACTATATCTCGACTTATTTCACAGAGCCAAGAAAGTATATTTCAAGCGGTTCTACAGGCGAGCAGACGAATGGATTTGTCTTACGTGTAACGTTTGATTTCAAGACAATCATTACAGGATATGTCACTGGGACGAGTAACAATAAGTGTAGATTTTACTCAGAACTCAAGGGCTCGCAGGCCGACAATGGTGACGAGGAGTCGAAGGACGCATTGGACGCATTTATCTCGCAGGTTAAATCTGGCAGCTACACAAAACTATACATTACTTCTGGCATCAACGAGAAGACCATACCTTCGGAGAACAAGGAGTACGCCGAGAATCTGCCAAACAACATGGCCATCAGCAGACTTATGCTCCCTGGTTTCCCTACCCTATCCTTGCGAGAGTTTTGGGATACGATGACGGAAGAGGAAAAGAAATATGTGAATCCAACCGGGAAGGAGCATATTTTCTCTAATGACAAGTATCGTCCATACATTGATTCGCTCAACATTGACAAGATTGGGCTTCGCTCTGACTCAAAATTTTTCGATACTGACGACAAGGCAAACGGAATCGTAGAGATTTATCCAACCATTGAGGAGATGGTTGTTGGCGGTGTTCGTGTTGATGAGATATACAAAGGCTCGGAAGTTGATGATGATGGAAGGTTTGTTGATGGACAGAGCGTCAAAAACATCGACATCTATCTCAATCCGGCTATAGACTTTGACATTAACGGCCTAAAGGACGACGACTTCTCAATCTGCATGAAGGATGGAAGGTGTGGCGGTCGTTCCTTCAAGGTTGCGTCAAGCACAAAGGAAAGCGGTACGTGGAGGCTTACAATAGAGAGGGTGAAAGACGACGCCCTTGGCTTGTACTTTCCATACAAGGATTATCAGATTAAGAAGAACGACCATTTTGTCCTCACCGGCATAAGGCTACCCGACTCGTATGTAAGGGCTGCGTCTCTTAAACTGTTGAAATACGCAATCGCCTTGCTCGACAAGAACGACTACACGAGATATGTGTACCAGCCGAAGGTCGATGAGATTTTCATGGCTAGGCAGCATGATGCCGCTATGGCAGACAAGAGTGGTGCGACAAGAAGTCTTCACGATACATTGAGGGCTGGAGACATCATGCGTTTGAGCGATGATGATCTTGGCATCAAAGCTGACGTAACCATCGACCAACTTATCATCAAGGAGGAGGATGGCAAGATACCTGCCTATGAGATCACCCTTCGTGAGGAGAAGGAGGTCGGCACAATTCAAAAGATTCAGCAGAGTATATCATCATTGGAAAGCGGAAACGGTATTGCAAGTGAGCCTACCATCGCCCAGGTCAAGAGTATGTTCAAGTCAGAGGGAGGAAGGTATTTCCTCTCTAAGTTGGAGGACGACGTTGCAAGTGGAGCCATAACCTTCGAGAAGATGCAGAAGTTTCTCAGCGGCTTCGTGTCAGCAGGACGTGCCATCTTGCAAAAGGGCTTCGCTATTGACGAGAATGGCTACGGCTTTGACGAGAACGGCAACATCATCGCCGACAGCCTAAAATCTACAGGTTTCGACAAGGCTGCCAACGAGGGTTTCGGAATGGAAATGGAGTCCGCTGGCACATCACATCTCTATCTCTCCAACCTCACCGTATGGGGAAAGATGTTTGTGAACATCTTGGAGATAATGAAGACCAAGTATGCTGGTGGAAACATCTATCTGTCGGCTACTGGCGGCACTATCGTCAAGGTCGTGCCTGTTGGAATGTGGGACGATGACGAGTCTGAATGGGCAGAGAATCCGATTGAGGAAGCCATACAAGGATGGAAGTGCTACATCTTGGCTGATGATGGTGACAATGCCGTGGGCAACCCTTGGCAAGAGGGCGACCAAGTAAGATGTCAGTCGATGGGTAATCTTCTGGGTACGAGATATGCCAAGGCTACAAACAAGAGTTATTGGAGAACCATCCCTGAGCACGGAGTATCTAGCTTCAACGAGTATATCTATAATGACTACGGTACTCCTGCCTACAATGGCAAGATGTTCTATTGGATAGTTCTTGGCAAGCATTCCAAGGACTTTGACGGCTATACAGAGGAGAATGCGCCAGTTGGCACGACCGACATTCCAGAGGCAGGTGATTCCATCGTGCTCGATGGCAGCCGCAAGGACACGTCAAGGCAGGGCGTGCTCCAGCTCTCTTCCTATGGAAGTGGTGCTCCCTCCATCGTTGGTCTTCGTGAGGTAAGCGATTATACTCACGAGAAATGCGCTATATTTGAGCTATCTTATGATTATGTTCGAATCTTTGCGGAGCGATTTAAGCTCATAGCCAAGGACAACAAGGTAGTAGAGATTACCAACTTCCGTGGCGAGTGGGACCCAAACGAGAAGTACTACAAGAACGACCAAGTGAGCCACAACAATGCAATCTGGACTTGTATTAAAGACACGGACTTTCAGACAGAGCCTACGGATGGCAGCACGTATTGGCGCAAGGAGGTGTACGGACAGAAGGGTGAGGATGGCAGCAGCTTCAAGGTCTTGGGAACGGCGGTCAAGCATTTTACTAATGCGGACGATATTGGTGGAGAATTATTGACTACCAAGGAATATCTGTTTGATGACACAAGTGGGCTGCCCGATGGCGTGGCTTCTCCTTGTATTGCGACATATATGAAGGTTGGGGCAGGTCATACGTGGATTATCTGCAAGTCCAATGATGGTGATTCCTATATGATAGGCGATGACCTATGGACGAACAGCGGAACGGCTTGGCTCAACATTGGCAACGTGAAGGGTGTATCCATATCCTCAACTTCCGTTACCTATGGTGTCAGCGCAAGCGGAACGCAGGAGCCTTCCTCTTGGTATAGCATCATACCACCTACAACCGATGAATACCCATATCTATGGACGAGGACGGTGGTGAACTACACCGATGGCAAGTCCACTACCTCCTATTCCGTGTCACACAATGGCAAGGACGGAGAGAAGGGAGAGACAGGCAAAAAAGGTGCGGATGCAATCACCATACAGCTTGTAGGTGCTCCACTCATCTTCGATGCAGGGTCGGACGGAATTGTTCCAAAGGGCGTTACAAATTATGCTAGGCTCTATGTGACGGTAGGCGAAAAGGACGTGAGCGAGTATGTCGGGCAACCTTATTTTGTTCCATCCGAAGGAATGAACGTATCTCATGAAGATGGCTATGTGATAGAGAGGAGAGAGTACAATGAAAAGATGGCTTGGTATCTAGGTATCAAGTCCGATGCCATAAGCAAGGTGTATCTCAGTGACAACAAGACTGAGGTGTCTGCAACGTCTGGCTATATCACTTTCGCTTTTGCCTATGGCGCAAATCAGTACGTGGGTCAGCTTCCGTTCCAAGTGAACGTTGCGAAGTACACTGGCGAGCTTACGCTCACCAACAAGCAGTTTGAAGTGAAGATGCGTGAGCTGAGCACGAATTATGATAATCTTCCGCTGAAGACGACGGCTGCACTCACAGATTATACGACAAGCGTAAATGAAAGCGCGAGGAAAATCTCCTTGGAGGCTAGCAAAAAGGCTGTCGATGATAATAATGCGGTTATCAAAAAGGCTGGCTTGGAGGTGACGGCAGACGGAATAAAATTGTACGGCGACAAGATAACCATCACGAACGACAACGGCGAGACCACCACCGCACTCTTCTCGAATGGCAAGATTAATGCCTCGCTCATTGACGCTGACCAAATCGAGGTAAAGCACCTTTGGGCGAAGAGTAACGACGGGGCGAGCAAGGTGGGCTACTTCGGCAATACGGAGGAAGATGCTTGCAAGCTAAGCGATGGCACGCTCGCCCCTCTCTTCATCGGTGGAGACACGGCGGCGAAGTCTCCTTTCTACGTGACAAGCAATGGAGCGATGCACGCTACGAGCGGAAAGATAGGAGGTTTTAGTATAGATGGAAACTCTCTCTATCATGGAGATACATCAAAGTGGGCTACAAGCAGAACTGAAAATCTGTCTCAGATAGGATGGAATTTTATTAGAATCAATCAAGCTATCACTTACGGGAACTCACCTGTCGCCTATCAGAAGATTGGAATCGGCGCAAATGCAAATCCAAGCGATATGGAGGATACGGAGACACGTGGCGGAACCGCCTTGTTTATTCGAAGAAGTATGAATACTATGCTAATGACTAAAGCGTATAAGCCTGCAATAATATTTGAGTCAGATAATGCTCTCAATAGAAACATTGCTATGCGACTCAAGGGCGGCTTACAAGTGCACGGTGGAGTTATAGAACATGGTCGTGTTATGACATATTCAAAAAAAGGAGATACGAATGTACTCGATGTGAGTTTTGCAACGACCTTTACTTTACGAAATGCTACATCAGATAGTACAATCGGGTTCTATATGCCGACACTTGCAGAGATACGAAGACAGCTTGGAATTACTGACGCTAGTGAAGAGTTTTGTGTACCAATCAATATTTTTGCCGCTTCTTCTTCTGAGAGATTCTTGTTGTGTAGTCAATATGTCGTTGACAGTTCGATAAGCAAGGCAGAATCTGGAAGATTTGTGAACAATGATGGAGAATGGAATTATGCTAATAATAAAATCACTTTTGCGCAAGGTGATTGCTGGTCGTTTTCGTTGACATTTATGAAAAGTGTAGGTTATTATTTTCAAATTACTAGTATAATACAATAATTTATGAAACTACAATTAGACAACGTAATGGTGCGCCTCTCCTTGGATAGCGAGCAGCGTACCGCAATGGAACTGAGAAAGGAAATCGCCAACGCCATCTACAAGACTGGCAGAAGGGGCTTGGCGGACGTGGCACTCTCCACGAAGATGTGGAACGGCAGCAATGATACTGACTACACCGACGAGGAGGTTTCCGCCATCAAGGAGTTCGTGGAGAAGAACTTCATCCCAGCCGTCATCGTTGCGGTGAACGAGGTGATTGAGAGTTCGGGTAATGTTAATTAAGATAATCAACATAAGCTTATGAAAAAGATAGTGAAAGGTAATGACTTCACACTGAGGATTCCGGTGATGAAGCAAGTGGAGGGGCAGAAAGTTCCCTTCCCTCTCCCTGCCTGCACCGATGTGCAAGTAAGGGTATGTAACCAGTTCAAGCGTATCTCCCTCTCCTATGATGTGGACGTGGAGAACGACAACATCATCTTGGCGAGGGTCGAGGGCGACCAGATTCCCCTTGGCACTTATGCCATCGAGGTGCGTGGCAAGATTCTCGGCAACGACTGGCGGAGCGAGGAATACCCTCAGTTCGAGATTGTGGCTCGCAACGCCGATGCCGACCTGGAGTTTGGTGAGACGGACGAGGGCGACAATTCCGTTGAGATGGACACGGCACTCGTCATCCTCCCTCCTTCCGTGGACTTGCAGAACCTCATCACAAAGGCTGAGGAGGCTATTGCTGACACCAAGAAAGCCATCGAGGACGTGAAGGATGCCTCTTCCTCTATTGATGGTTCCGAGGCAGAGAGAGCCAAGGCTGAGAAGGTTCGCGAGGACAACGAAAGCGCAAGGGCTAAAGCAGAGAAGCTACGTGCCGATGCCGAGCTGGACCGAGTAAGTAACGAGAGCCAGCGCAAGAGCCGTGAGGACACTAGGAACAGCGCAGAGGACACTCGCCTGAAGGCTGAGGTTGAGCGAAACTCTCGTGAGGAACATCGTGCGAGTGATGAGCAAGAGCGTGTCTCCAACGAGAGCGCAAGAAAGTCAGCCGAAACTATTCGAATTTCGAATGAGGAGGCAAGGGACTCCTCCGAGGGCGAACGAGTAAAGGCGGAAGCCGCTCGAAGCAAGGCTGAGAAAGAACGTGTCGGCGAGGAAGACGTGCGCATCGAGAGTGAGAAGAAACGAGTGGGCGCAGAGCAGTCTAGGGTTGATGCCGAGGGCAAGCGTGTGTTGGCTGAGGAAGCTAGGGTGCTGGCAGAGAAGAAGCGTGAGAGCGATTTCGCTGCTATCAAGTCTGAATGTGAGACGGCTACCGACAACGCCAACACCGCAACAGGTAATACCAACGAGGCAATCAGAAAGTGCGAGACCGCCACTGCTGGGGCTGAAAGGTGCAATGTCACCTTGGACGGAACGAAGATTATCGTCACTAACCGAGAGGGAGAGAAGCAGGAGACCGAGGTGGTTAATACCGAGGAGGTTGTTACCGTTGTAATCACTTCCTCTGTTGAGAGTATCAGTGTCGCTGGCTTGAAGGTGAATGTGTTCCTCAACAATGGCAAGACGCCTCAGACCTACACCACCGATTCAGAGGGTAAGACTACATTCAAGGTCAGCCGAGGTGTGTACTACCAAGTGGCAGTGCCAGAGTATGCCAACGCTCAGCCTTTGTCTCCTATTGGCTTTACTTCTGTGGGCGTGAGCAAGACCATCACCTTCAACTACGAGCCTTACGATGAGGAGACTAGTGAGAAGGTTATCGTGACTGTCACAAAATACACCGATGGCACTGGTGCGCCTTGGGAAGGCAAGGAAGTTATCGTTACCATCGACAATAAGGCAACAACCTACACAACCGATGAGAAGGGTCAGGCGACCATCTACGTCCCATACTTGAAAGAGTACACCGTGAGGGTTGATGATGAGGATGGCTACTACGTCCGCTTTAACAAGAACTCCCGAACTTATACTTCAAGAGTAGCCCAGCGACTTATACAAGTAAACATGTACCAATTCAAAACTGGCATCTATGTGCTTGATTCTGATGCAACCGAGTACTACATTGATGACTGGGTGGCTGCTGGAAAGACCGCAGAGGAAGCTATCGCCATCAAGGTGGCAGACCAGAAACTTCGTCTTAACAGAGGTACTTTCGTTATCCGCTGTAACGACCTAAAGGATATGACGAAGTTGCAAAAATATCAGTGGTGTACACAGAATCTGCAATTTACCTCCATCGCCCTTAATGGCAATACCTCGTCTGACCCTAACTATTGGAACGGAGAGCAATCGTCCTTCTTGGTTCGACAAGAGGCTGAGGAGCGAAGTCTTAGTGTACCTGCATTCGCCTTCGCCTATGGTCAGAGCCTAGAGATTGGCGGTGAGAAGTTGAATGGCTTCCTTATGTCTGTAGGTCAGGAGTACGTACATATCAGTAATGCTGGCACCATCCGAGAGGTGTTGAGAACACTCTTCGGGGATAGCGTAGCTGACGCTTACTATAAGTTCGTGAATGGTCAGACTAGATGGACTAGTACGCAGGCCAGTGCCACGAACGCTTGGTACTACAGTTCTCAGGCGTACAACAGCAACAAGAGCTACAGCATCTATGTTCTGCCAGTTTTCGCTTGTTAGCTCTGTCTCTTCATCTCTCTGTCTCTCCTCTCTCTCGCAAGGGAGGAACGCAAGCAATGAAGGTAATTCAAATAAGGCGAGCCGCAAGGTGAGCCGATAGTATTAAATAACATTCAATAGCCATGGCATACGCAGAGAACCTGCAAATATTCAAGGACACGCTCATCCTGTGCAAGATACTTATGGGAGGCTCGAAGAACGTACCTAAGTTGATTAGGTTTGGTCAGTACGAGGTTGCTATCAGCAAGGCTTGCCAAGCTCTTGATTTAATTCGGAGGATTAACTCATCCTTCGAGTATCGGGAGTATTATCTGAATGAGTTTGTCATGCTCATTGCTGATGTCAACGCAAGAATCCTACTGTTTGCCGATGCCCAGTTTATCAGTGATAAGTTCGCTAAGGACTTGAACAATCAACTGAGAAAGGTGTCGGCAATGGCATACGGCTGGCTGAACAGTGAGCGCAAGCGCAAAGGCGAGAGTTACCGAGCCACGGCAAGGTAAGAGAGCCGTCACTAAATGTGACAAGGGGCTTCCGCAATCAGCCATCCTTTGAGGGATGGAGTTGCTAGGAATAAGTCAGTGAAGCCGTAAACGCAGAACAATGCCACGAACGCTTGGTACTACAATTCTCAGGCGAACAACAACAACAAGAACAACAGCTACTATGTTCTGCCAGTTTTCGATTGTCCAAAAGTGACGATAGAGGTTATTTTGTATATGCTATTAATGTTGATATAATGAACGATTATGAGGAGAATACGACTGCCAACATAGAAAAGGAGTATGTCCCGATTGGGCTAGTAAGTGATGGCTATCGGGACTGCTGCAAGCATAAGGGCAGTACTTGGGGTTGCATCGAGTATAAGATGGACTTCCTCACCAACAACTACCAGCTATATTTGGAGCTAAATAGTATGACATACGAAGTAGGTCAGAGTAAAGCTTTCTGTGTCACAAGACCGAAGCTTCGGGAAGTGTGGTGCGCTGCCTTTAGGGATAGAATCGTACATCATATACTAGCCATCAAATTTCTGCCTATCTTTGAGGCCTATATGACCGACCACGCATATGCGTGCAGAAAGGGCAAGGGCGTTGATTATGGTATCAATCATCTTATAGGTCAGATAGAGGCTATCAGCGGAGATTATACCCTAGAGACTTGGATATTGAGGTGCGACCTAAGTGGCTTCTTTATGAGCATAGATAGACAACTCTTGTATAATATCGTTGAGGACATCATCCGAAAGGAGTATCACGAGGACGATATAGAGTTTTGGCTATGGTTGTGGAAGAAAGTCATCCTCCACGACCCTATCAAAAATTGCATCAAGGTTGGAGATTTGTCACTCTTTGCCAAGCTGCCTAAGAATAAGTCACTATTCACGAACGAGAAAGGCAAGGGATTGCCGATTGGCAACTTACCTAGCCAAATACTCGCCAATCTGTTGATGGGCATCTTCGATAAGTGGATAATGGCTAGGATGAGCGATGGTTCGGGCTACGGAAGGTATGTTGATGATTTTGTCTGCATAAGCCGTGACAAGCGATTGCTGCTAGATACCTTGGAGGATGCAAGAAAATGGCTAAAGGCAAATCTAGGACTTACACTCCATCCCGATAAGGTCTATCTCCAAGAGGCTAAGAAGGGCGTGCAAATGACAGGCGCAATTATCAAGCCGCATAGGTGCTATACCATCAACCGAACAAGAGACCATCTGTTTGGACTGATAAAGTGGTGGAACGAGATAGATGAACCTACTAGCGAGGATACAATGGCTTTTGCTTGTAGATGCAATTCCCTTCTAGGACTGATGATTCATCGTGATACCTACGCTATCAGATGGCAGGCTTGGAATATGATGCGGCACAAGGATGTTGTCTATTGTCAAAATATGCGGAAGATATGTATCAGGAATAATTATAATAATCAATCTAAAAAGTATAATAGGATATGAATAGAATTTCTTTTGTAAAAACTATTATCGCCAAAAGCGATTACAAGGAAAAAGAGGAAGTAGAAGGTGGCATCTACCTCATCCACTTTGACCCAGTTGAGAAGGAAGGTTTGAATGCCTACGAGTGTGTGGAATGCTCCGTGCCAGTAACCGATTACAATACCGACGAGGTTAAGGCTGAATACAAGACTTGGAAAACCAAGCACGATGCATCCGAGCTAGCCTATGCCATCCGCTCAAAGGTTGCTGAGATTGAGGCTTATGATACCTCTAGCAAGGTCAATGGCTTTGTATTGAATGGTATGACCGTTTGGCTTGACAAGGCTACGAGAGTGGGCTTAATGAACTCCACCACCATCGCCAAGGCAGCAGGTCAGCAGACTACTACACTTTGGCTTGGAGACGTTAAGCTGGAGGTGGATTGTGATAAGGCTATCCAGTTGCTGAGTGCGCTGGAAATGTATGCCTTGGAATGCTTCAACGTCACTGCCAAGCACAAGGCTGACGTGGCTGACTTGAAGACCATCAAGGAGGTGGAGGCATTCGATGTTGCTGCCGACTATCCTACGCAACTCGAAATGAAGTTGTAAAATGATTAAGTTATATGATTATGTGGATATTATCATTAGTTTCTTTTCTCCTTCTAGGAGGATTTCTGTTGCTAGCTGCAATGAGATTTAGCATTCCCGATATGGTATCTAATACCTACTATCAGTTGCAGAACACTACTGGTAGTGAGGTGCTTGGCGGCAAGGTTAAGCGTAACTTCGGGTGGGTGTTCTCGGTGGTTATGGTCTTGGTGGCATTCCTTATGATGGTGGCTATACTAGACCTAGGCAAGGGCGTTCAGTGCTTGGCTTTTATCGGTTGTGGAGGATTGGCTTTCGTTGGCTGTGCCCCTAACTATTTCGACAAGGACGAGTACTTGGTACATAAGTGCGCTGCTATTATTGCTGCTATCGGGTGCATTGGCTGGTGCTTATCTGTTTGTTGGTGGATGACACTTATCGTCTTGGCTTGCTATCTAATTTATCTTGCCATTGTTGATGTTGCAAAGAGGGCTAACAATATGTGGCATATATCGAATGTTGCGCCAAAAAATCATCCTTGGTACTGGGCAGAGGTAGCTGGATTCCTAGATGTCTTTTTAACTTACTGGGTAGTATATTAATATAGGAGGATAAAACGTGACTTGGAAGAATTTGTTTACATTCAACAAGCGAGACTTGATAGGCTTGGTTTGTTGGCTTGCGGTATCTATCTTGCTTGGTTCAATCTCGCTCCTAGTAATGGCCTCAAGGGAGGTGTACCAATGGAAGAGATACCACCTGCCTAGGTTTGAGTGGGAGGATATTATGAGATATGGCGTGGTGATTACCCTAGGTAGCATCATCCACTATTGGATATTGCTCTCGTTATTGAATTAATGTTGACTTTCTAATTTCCATTTTTATTTTTTATATTAGTTGATAGATGGCTATCGTCCGTGAGGGTGGTAGCCATTTTTCTGTGTGCTACTTACAAATTGTTACATTCCGAAAATTTTAACTCAAATTTTCAGAAAATCCTTTGTTTAACTTGGAAAAAGCGTATCTTTGCGGCATAAAACTTTTAAATCAACGAACGAAAATTTTAAAATCGGCAAGTTATGACACAAGAACAGGAAGCCGAAGTCCAACGATTGATAAAGGACATTGATGTTACCGAATTGATGGATGCGCTGATGAAGCACGGCAATCGGTATAGCAGGAGAATCCTAAAATTCTTCCGCTGGTTCTGCAAGTACGTGCCTATCGCCATTATGTGCTTCCACGCCTACGGTATGTGGGACTTCTCTCAGAATCCTCGTGAGATGTTCATTCCTCACAACGAGAATATGCCTTGCTACATATTCATCTATTTTATGCTGTACGTCCTGCCGATGGTGATTATATTAGGTAGCAGGTTCTTCTTCTTGTGCTGGAGATATAGAATACCTTTCTTTTACTTTTTCGGAATCAACGCTGCTCATATCGTGGAGTGGAATTGGTACACTACGAACGATATGGTTGATTCCTGCTTTACCGTAATGGTAGTGACGGCATTTTTCTATCTATACGGATTTGTGGAGATGTTTGTAAGCAAAACGAAGATTGGCAGAAAGATTTGCTCATAGAGTCACTTTTTACGAAAAAAATCACAAAAACTTGATTGATATGAAGAGGATATTGAATTATAAGATGCTAGGTGCAGCCTTGAAGTCATTGAGCGATGCTTGCTTTAAGGCTGACGAGCAGCAGAGAAATGGCGAGAAGGTCACCGCTTGCGGAATGAGCGATGATGACCTGGATAGATTGTGTGACATCATTCCAGATATGCTCAATCCTATGTTGAGCACAGAGGAAGTCAAGGAGAAGTTGCACGTTTCTGATGCTACACTCAATCGTATGGTTGCGAGAGGCGAAATTCCTAACGGAGAATGCAAGAAGCGTGGGCACTCCCGATATTGGAAGAAGTGGGATATTCTTCACTATATTAAGAGTAAGAGAGGTAAGTGATTGCCTCTCTTTTTTATTATTTATGATACCACCTACTATCACCTTAAAACACTGATAATCAACCACTAAAAGAAAGTGTGATAGAGTTATATTTGCTCTCCCCTATTCTTTGTACCTTTGCGTCCGTAACGTTACAATAGTGTTAGTTAATATTAAGGATAACTTAAAAAGATTGTATCATGGAAATGACAGATGCAAAAGTAGTAGAGAAGAAAATCTACGAAGAGGGAAAAAAGCATGACGATTACGCTTCTAAGGCTACAGGTAATGCTGGTCTTACCCTTGGTATCATCGGTACAGCACTCGGTGCTGGTGCTTGGTTGCTTGGCGGTAACAACCGCAGCGTATTTGGTTCACTCGGCAGCAATATGCCTGAGAACGTGAACATCAACGCCTATGGGGCTAACGCAAGTTCAAATCAGCCAACTGCCTTGCAGGTAATGGAGAAGGAATGCGATGATGAGGTGAAGTTGCTTACCTACATGTTCGGTATGAAGCTCGACACCGCTAACAAGTTCTACGCTATGCGAGAGACAGACATCGCTGAGAAGTTCTCTATGTATAAGGGTGCTAACGATGCTATCAACGCCGAGAACCGCCGTGCAATGCAGGCTGAGTTCGGTCTTTACAAGTCTCAGGTTGATGCGGACTTCGGTCTGTACAAGAATCAGAGAGACCAGTACGATGCGTTGCAAGCAAAGTATAGTGACCTCGACAAGAAGGTAGCCGTTATGGAAGCCCTCACTCCTTACAAGGAGAAGCTGATGATGGCTTACGTGAACGAGAAGTGCTGCCGCAAGATTGATGGTCAGCTTGTGCTCCCTTCTACGCCAGTAGTTACTGGTTACGGCAGCTACGGCTGTAATTGCACCGCTCCTTCCACTCCCACTACAGGAGCGTAACAGAGCAGTAAGGAAGTCGGTTATACGGACTAAGAAAAAATGAGTTGGTGAGGGGTGTTTGCCCTCTTTGGCGGATGCCCTCTCACCTCTCTATAATATATCACCAACTTTAAGATATTGATTATGATGAATTTCGGAAACAGCCCTTTGCTTGATATGGGCACAGGTCAGCAACAGCCGCAGATGATGGATGCAGAGCTACAGAAGATGTATGATGCGATACAGCAGAAGCGAGCATCTATCAATATGCAAGCGCAGCAGTCATCCACCCCACTTTGGGATGAAATTGACAAGATTGAGGACAATCTTACAGGCGCACAACGTCAGTACTTGATGCAAAACCAGGAGTACGTTAATAGCTTGCAATATGTATCTAAGTTAGTGCAAGACGAGGAATTGCGCATCATACGCCCCCGTATCGAAAGTACTCAGCAAGGGCAGGAGGCATTAAAGAAACATCTATCTTTGATGCAGCGTTTGAGAAAAGAAGTAGCGCAAGCAGAGGAACAAAAATCTGCTATGCTCAACGATTATATGACTAACCATAGCGACAAAACTTGGCAAGAGTATCTCGCTTGGTACAATAAAACACATAAAGGAGAAACTAAGAAATGAACGTAACAGAACTTAAAGAGAAACTGATTACATCACTTGATCTGTGGGCAGACGCAAGAATTAGCGATATGGTGAAGGGGAACCCTGCATTGGCTATCCCTTCCGTATATATGAAGCGAGCATCGCACAACATCATCGCAAAGAATAAAGATAGTTGGGGCAAGAGTATTGACAACGCTACCCTATTCATTGCAGATGAAAACGGAAACATAGATGCTGATACCATATTTACAGACCTTATGCAGATGTTGGAAAGTATCAGTAATTATGAGTTCGACCTTGGTTTCGTTAAGGGTCGTATTGATGACGGCATTTTGACTATTGACTTGCCAGACAACATCATAACGAACATACTCTTCGGAAGCAAGAAAAGTATCAGCTTTGCCAAAACTGATTTTGACGAATTGAAAAGTTTAATAACTGCCGAATAGCAGTAAAACATAAGATAATATGGAAGCAAAAGACATTATGAGCAAGTTTGATGAGCTTTATGGAATGATGGCTTCATCAACAAACGTAAAGTATATGCACACATTCGGAGATACGATGCGCTGCATGATGAATGATATGGCATCGAAGCACCCAGAGCTTGCGCAAGAGTATCTTGATAAGCTTTGCGCTATCAAGTGGAAGAATTATCTCACCAAAAAGGAAGCTTCTGAGATTGTAAAAGGTATGAATCCATCTGCAACTTGGGATATGCAGACGTGGATCAATGCAATGACTGGTCTCGGACTTGCGACAGAAGAGAAGCCTTACTACAACGATTATGCTTTGTACGTTGCCATGAATCAGGTTGTAAGCGACCATGGATGCACCATCGCAAAGATACTCGGCAAAGAAGACGTTAAGGAGATCGGCTCTGATCATCTAGTTAAGTATGCACACAGCCTTGCACTCGACTTGTTGAAAGACAAGGACGGCGTGTACGATATAAGAGAGTATTTTCTGAAGTAACATCAAAAATATACGGTTATGAAAAAGGTATTCGAAGACATTATAGCTAGCAATGACATGCAGGCTATCAAGAACTGCGTCACAATAATGGCTGATTGTTGCGAAGTCGGAATGAATGACAGCGTAATGCTTGATATGATGAAGCAGGTCCAGGGAGAGATTGACGCGTGTCATTATAACGAAGAGATGGCAGATATACATCTTTGTCTCATCGGTCAGCTTCACACTAAAGATGTAGCCAAGGACTATTGGCATGAGGTCAAGAATGACAACATCAATCTCGAAGACTGGTGTGTTCTCTGGGGAGAAATGGTAAAGCGTAACGACGCAAAGATAAAGAAATGGTTCCCTAAGATCAACACGTACAACTACGAGCAAAAGATTTTCGATGAATGCATTTCTTTCCTGGAAAGTGGCAGACTTCCATATTACGACTTGAATGTCTAAAGTTTTTCGTTATTCTGAATAAAGTTTCGGCTTTTTTTGCTATCTTTGCAGAAAGAGACCGAAACTTTATTTTTATTAATTATTCAGGATAACAGATTATGACAGATTTATTAGATTCATCACAGATTCAGCAGGTAGCGGTAACAGTAGTTTCCGCTATACTGGCATGGGCGACGCCGACGGAAGGATTCCTTTTGGCGTTGGTAATTGCGTTCGGCTTCAATATCTTCTGTGGTATGCAAGCCGATGGGGTGAGTATTATCAGGTGCAAGAATTTCTCTGGCTCCAAGTTCAAGAACGCGTTGGTTGAGCTGTTGCTCTATGTCTTCATCACTTATGTCATGTACGGCATAATGATAGGGTGTAACGATGACAACGAATCCATCTTCGTCATCAAGATGCTGACATACATATTCTGCTATGTCTATATCAGGAATGGCTTCAAGAACTTGGTCAAGGCATACCCTAAGAACATTGCTTTTAGAGTAATCTATTACATATTACGCTTTGAGTTTGCGAAGGCATTGCCAAGCTATTGGAAGCCTATATTGGAAAGGCTGGATAAGGAATTTGAAAAGAGCGAACATGGCGAATCATAAGATACTCGCCCCCTTCATAAGATTTTACGAGGGAGGCTTCGTGAACGATAAGGACGACCCAGGAGGTGCTACAAATAGGGGCGTTACACTCGCTACGTTTAGTGGTGTGTTTGGGAAGAGGAAGACGGCAAGCGACCTAAAGAACATGACCGCGGCACAGTGGGACATCATCTTTAAGAAGTACTTCTGGGATAAGTGTAAAGCAGACACTATTAATGACCAAAGCGTAGCCAATATGCTCGTTGACTTCGCTTGGCACAGTGGGATCGGCAACGCCGTTCCTATTATGCAAAAGGTTGTTGGCCTGCATCGGCAAGACGGGATTGTTGGGGACATTACGCTCACCGCCATCAATTCCTATCCAAACCAGAAGGCATTGTTCGAGAACCTAAAGAAAGCTAGAATGGACTTTCTGAGAGGGAGAAAAACTTGGTGGAAGTATGGTAAAGGATGGACTAAACGAGTGAGCGGAATCGAATATGGTTCCATTACATACGGAGGAACAGCACATAAATGTTAGGATTATGATTAGATTAGATTTTGATTGGTGGCGATGGCTTGTGATAACAGCATTCGCCTGCTTGGTACTCTCGCTCTTCTGCCGATGTACTACGACAAAATATGTACCGATGGTTGAGTACAAGGAGAAGGTGGTCAGCAAGACTGACACATTATTGCAGACTGACTCTGTTTGGATTCACGACTCAATCATGGTGGAACAGAGAGGAGATACTGTCATCAAGGACAGGTGGCACTACAGGAACAGGTACAAGTACATATACAAGAATGGCAAGGATACTCTGCTCGTTCGTGATTCCATACCTTATAAGGTTGAGGTGACGAAGCCTCCTTCCGGTATGCAAAAATTGTATATCTACGCAGGAAAGGCTGCCGCACCCATCTTGGTCGTTTTGGGCTTAATAATTGCGTTTTTGGTGAGAAAAATCAGAAAATTCTAGGCAAAATATACAATTAATATTTTTTAATATTTCCAAAAGCATTCAAAAGCATTCAAAAACATTCAAAAGCATCGTATTAACATTTTTATACAATTTGCAATTATAAAAGAAATTATGTACTTTTGTCGTCGCTTATTAGTATCTGCATTGCTAATATAGGTGAACAGAGAAATTTATCTTAGTGGTTCTTCCACCACATCTATGATATTCCCTATCCAAAGTTCGTAATGCAGGACGAACGGCGGATAGGGAATTGTTTTTATCCCTATCCGTTACTATGAGCGAGTCGAGGTGTAAGAATCGGCTAGATACCTTCCGCATCACCAAGACTATAAATCGCAAGGAAGACCCACGGCAAGATGGCAGGAATTAATTCGAGAAGGCCAGGGAGCGTAGCCAACTACGAAAGCTCGATACGTTAACTGATGTTGGATTTGTCAAGTGGCCGTGGGTTGACGGGGCTGAAAATCTCAGCAGAAACCCAAATTTCCTCTTTGCCGAAACAAGAAAATCGGCACAAAGGGGGAATTATGGAGTATCAAGAGCCTCTTATCTAGCAGTTTTGATGATTTAAAGTAAAAATATAATATTTTTTATTTATGAACGGATTGAAAATTTTTGAAAACCCAGATTTTGGGTCTGTTCGTGTCACGGTTGATGTAAGTAACGAACCGGTATTCTGCGCAGCGGATGTATGTGCAGCTCTTGGATACTCTAACGGAAGAAAAGCTATTGCAGACCATGTAGATAAAGACGATGTAACGAAACGTGACACCCTTACAAATGGAGGAACGCAACAGCTTACCTACGTCACAGAGAGCGGCCTTTATTCCCTTATCTTTGGCAGCAAGCAAGAACGCTCTAAGAAATTCAAGAGTTGGGTTACAAAGGAAGTCTTACCTTCAATTCGTAAGACTGGGAACTACTCTGTCAGAAATCCTACACTTGAACAAAAGATGGCTTTTGCGGATTGGAGCGCAAAGTTTCTCAACTTGAATGAGGCTAGCAAACTTGGCATTGCGCATAAGATTGGAAAGGAATTAGGGCTAGATGATGCTCTTCCGCAAGTGGTGAATGCAGGAACAGACCACCCTACACTACATTCTACAACCGATTTACTTAAGGAACACAGAATTGCAATTTCTGCCCAAGCGTTCAATAAGATTCTGGAGCTTAAGGGAATCGTCAAGACCGCCACACGCCCCGGAAAGGGAGGAAAGGTTCATTCATGGAAGATATTGCAGCCAGAGTATGACAAGTATGGGCAGAATGTTCAGGATCCGAAGTTTCAGAACCAGACACAAATCAAGTGGTACGACAACTTGTTCGGAGAACTGCTCGAATCTGTGTCGATAAGAACGGAAGAACATCTTGACATGTAA